TTACTCCTCTTTTCCCTCATCCTTCGACTCGGCTTTGGAAGCAGCCTTATCCTCCGGCTTTGGGGCGCTCTTCGATGCAGACTTGCCTGATGCCTTTTCCCCGCTCTTCTCCTCGGCCTTTCCCGATGCGCTCCCCTTGGGCTTTAATTTCAAATCGTCAGCCCCGCCGGCCTCAGCCGGCTCTTCCAGGCTGTAATGCTCCCGCACCTTCTTCTCGATCTCCTCCATGACCTCCGGATTGGTCTCCAGGTAAGTCTTGGCATTCTCACGTCCCTGGCCGATCTTGTTCCCTTCATAAGCGTACCAGGAGCCGCTCTTCTTGATCACGTCGATGTTGGCCGCCAGATCCAGGATATCCCCGGATCTGGAGATACCTTTTCCGAACATAATGTCAAACTCCGCCTCTTTGAAGGGAGGTGCGATCTTATTCTTCACGATCTTGATCCGGGTACGGTTCCCCACCATCTCCCCGCTCTGCTTCAATGTCTCAATCTTGCGCACGTCCATCCGGACGGAAGCGTAGAACTTCAAAGCGCGGCCGCCTGTGGTGGTCTCCGGATTCCCGAACATTACCCCCACCTTCTCACGGAGCTGGTTGATGAAGATCACGACGCAGTTGGACTTGCTGATCACCGGGGTCAGCTTCCGAAGCGCCTGGGACATCAGACGCGCCTGCAGTCCTACGTGGCTGTCCCCCATATCCCCCTCAATCTCCTGCCGGGGCACCAGAGCCGCAACCGAGTCGATGACGATGATGTCAATGGCATTGGAGCGAACCATCGTCTCCGCGATCTCCAGCGCCTGGTCTCCGCTGTCCGGCTGGGAGATATAGAGCTCGTTGATATCCACGCCGATGTTCTTGGCGTATACCGGGTCCAGCGCATGCTCCGCATCAATGAAACCGGCAATCCCGCCCCGCTTCTGTACTTCTGCAACCATATGTAAGGTGACCGTGGTCTTACCGCTGGACTCAGGCCCGTAGACCTCGATCACACGTCCCTTGGGCACTCCGCCCAGCCCCAGCGCAAGATCCAGGCTCAGACACCCGGTAGGCACGGTCTCCACGTTCACATGGGCGCTGGAATCCCCCAGCTTCATCACCGTACCTTTTCCAAAATCCTTCTCCAGCTTCGCGATTGCCGCATCCAATGCTTTTTTCTTATCTTCAACTACATTTGCCATAATCCATTCTCCTCTTTTCGAACAATTGTTCGTTCTTTTCTTATCTTATTATATTTCCCGCAAAATGTCAACCACAAATATTTTTTCTCTTTTAAACCATTCTCTCCACCGCCTTTCCAGGTTCGAAGGAAAACCGGCAGACCCACTTTTCCCGCCGCGCTTCCTGTCGTTTTCTTCTCTTGTTCTCTTCTCCATATGCATCAGGGGATTCTCAATGAATATCAGATGATATAAAGCAGAAATCCTGCCGTACAGCAAGAACCGCTGTACAGAAACCCCGCCGCGTGTTGCGGCTGTCTCTATCTTACCATACTCCCCGTCTGTCTACAAGAAAATTTTTTATTTGTTTTTTCTGATTATATCTATGATTTCCATAAATTTTCAGTCTTTTAATTTTTTTACATTTTCCCTTGCATTTCCAGTCATTCAGTATTATAATGATTGATGTGCAGATATAGTTCATTGGTAGAATGCTAGCTTCCCAAGCTGGAGAGGCGGGTTCGATTCCCGTTATCTGCTCTGTCAGACTGTCGGTTTTACTGGACTTCCATTATTTGTAAAATCTTAAGTAATCAAAAAGGTAATCGGACATTTGTTCGGTTGCTTTTTTGGTTTGTGGAGAACTCAGGGATGCTGCTTAAAATTTTACTCTTCGTTTCAACGCTCTTCCTATTTCTATGATAATGGTTCTCTGTGCATAAAATATCTGTATGCCCCATCTGCCCCATTATCAATTTGTTATCTATATGATTGTCAAGCAGGATCGTACCGTAAGTCTTCCTTATTTTATGTGGAGATTTATGATATATATTTAATTTTGAACATAACCTTTTCAATCGCATTCTCATTGCCTGAGTTGATATACGTTTTCCATTTTTAACAAATATATATTCTCCAAAAGGATTTAGGCTTTTTATTTTCTTTGCGACCCAGGAATAATCTTCTGGTATAATTGCTACCCTTACACCTGCCTGAGATTTTGGAAATTCTTTGATCTCATTGATATAATTACCATTATCATCCAGAAATCTTGTTTCTGTTCTACGGATTTTGAAAGTATTACATTCAAAGTCTTCATGCTTTAAAGCAACCACTTCACCAATTCTTGCACCAGTCAAAAACATTAATATTATTCCTATATTCATCATATCCGGATTTTCCTTAATATAATCTATCATTATAGGCATTTCTTCTTCACTGAATACTTCTTCATAATCTTCTTTTATTATTTTTTTGAAATCTATATCAGAAGTATCAAGTCCTTGAAAAAGTTCTTCAACATTAAAATTTATCAACTTTCTCTTTTTCGCTCTTTTTAAAAATCCTCTTGTAATAGTTTTTAAATTTGAAAATGCTTTTGCTGTAAGATCATATTGTGGTATTTGCTCTTCTAAAAACTCTTCAAAATCTTCTAATTCTACAGATTTTATTTTTTGATTTCCAAATTCTTTATAATGTCTGTTGAAGATTTGTTTATTTCGTAAATGCGTTGCTTTAGATATTTTTTTTAATTCTAAACGCCTGTCATTCCATTCTTCAAATACTTCGATGATAATTGGGTTTTCTTGTTCGGATTTCCAATAATTAATAATATCTTCTTCCAGATTTTCTTTATTGATTCTTTTTTTAAGTATCCTCCCTTTCTCTTGATTTGGTATATAAGTATACCATTTTCCATCATTTCCTTCCCATATTTTATATGGATGTTTATTTAATATTTCTTTTCTTTTACTCATATTTATTTTTTCTTGTATATATGACATATCAATCATATCATTATTTATTGCATAATTCAATATGTCATTATTTGAAATATTATTAGAATCACATCCATATGTATTTATGTTTAGCAGTAGAAATCATCTCCTTATATATCGAATTTCTTCTATATTATATAGTGTATATGTTTTAAGTAGAGAATAGCATCCTATTCCCTACTTTAATATCCCAAAAGTCGTATAATACGCACTAAAAAACTTAGTGCGTAGACATCCCCAATTTCTCAAGATATAGAGCATCCCGCGCGGTAATCTCCGTGTTCCATCGTTTGTTACGCAGTTCGGACGATACCTTTACCTCTTCCACAGTGTCAAACCATTGTAGCTGAAGATAAACCGGCGTATTCTCCATCCAACTTAACAGTTTCTCTTCAAGGTCAACCGTCTCTTTTGTTCTGATACCATCCTTATTCTGTTTGCCCAAAGCAGTCTTAATCTTACGTAACTGTTCACTGAAATACTCATAATAGCACAGCGATACGAACTGTACAAACATTCTGCCCCGCAAAGTATCTGGACTCCAAACACGGATACGGCTTCCATCAGCATGTTGTTTTTCCGCTTCAAAACAAGCTTCTATGGTCTCCCTTTTCCGGTAGATCCTTAAGCATTCAAAACAGTCTTTCTCCCGGTTGGAGACCAGAGTGAAATAGCCATGATATTTGTATGCCTCCTGACAGTCCTTGTCTTTAAAACGAACGGTTGTCTTCTTTCCCCAAGTGCTTATCGACATATACTTTCTTACCTTCTCCTGCGCACTTCTGGAAAGCGCATCTACAGGTATGCCCTCTTCTATCATTGACTTTAATTCCATAAGGTCTGTTTCAAATACGATCCGGTCTTCCGCCTGCCGTGAAGCATTAAAATAAATGTGAAGATACACCCGTCTTTTGAATGTTTCAACAGCGCCCTTTTCAGCACCGCTTTTGTGGCTAGCATACTTGCGCACCTTGCCAAAATCATGCATTAACATAACTGTAACACCATGGGTTGTGGGGTCAAACGGACATACACTGTGTATAGAAGAAAGTTCCTCTATACGTGTTTCTATTTCTGGTCGGATCCATTTGATGTTTGTTTTTGCCAGCGTGACAAACCCGAATCCTTTTTGGAGCATTTCAGAAAGGTTAGACTCTGAGTAGTAACCGTTATCTGTTACGATCTCGGCATGTTCCACGCCAAGGACAGAAAGTTGTTTTAATGCGTTTTCGATTGACGATACATCAGGCAGGTTGCCCGGCTGTTTCGTAAATGCGACCGGCTGTCTGCTTTCAATAGAATACAGCGTTAGCAGTTTGACCGTCTTCAGTCCGTCTTTTGCTTTGTTGTATCCATACCGTGCTTCCGGCTGCTGTCCGGAGTAAGTCGATATGGTGGTGGAATCATATGCAATCGCTCCATGGTCCCCAAGCAATGCACAGCGCTCGTGAAAGAAATTTTGCTGCAGCGATTCATCCAGCCCGATATCCTGGAACAGGGCATGGTATACATCTTCTGATATGCCATTCACATAAGGAAGCGGATGGGTATACTGCCAGGTATGTATTCCTGGGAGTGTTTGTCCGTTTGTTGCCAGAAGATATCTTGCGAGGGAAATGATCTTCTGGGCGGTCCCGATATCTGTGGATGCGTATATAGCTGCATCAATACCGGAAATAACTCCTATATGTTCTATGATATCCATCATTCCGACACGTTTTCTGGAAGCAGATACTTTCTGTGGTTTTATTGGGAGTTTGCTCCCATTAGGTCTTTTTGGGCGTGTAGGCACCTCAATTTTTTCGCCTTTCGGAATTTTAGCGATCAGCTTACTGCTCAGAACTTTGTTATATTTTTTAACCGGGTCATACAAGGTCTGACGCTCCATAACGTAGATATCACCGTTCTTCTGCTTAACATTTACACGTGATGTTTTAATCGTACCTGATGGTTTTGCTGGCATAACAATCCTCTTTATTTGAGTGTATATTTATATCTGCCATTATTATAATATATACTCAAATAAAAATCAATCAAAAATGACGTAAAATCGGCATTTTTTTAAGGTTCAAGGGGTGTTATGACCAATTAAAAGAGGTTTTTAGTACGTATTATCCTACTTTAGGGTTAATATATACATTTATTTATTCGTACTTCCAAATCCACCATTTCTTCTTTCAACTACATCATCGTCAGCAGTTATTCCATATTCTACAAAAATCCCTTGTGCAATGCCTTCGCCTTTTTTAATATGTATAATTTTATTTTCATTTGTATCATTAGTTAATTTTAGAAAGATGTGCCCCTCGTTATCGGAATAAAAATAGTCACTGTCAATGATGCCCACCGTGTTGTTGAGCTGGAGCCTGTACTTGAATCCAAGGCCGCTCCTGGGATAGCACTTGAGCACCCAACCAGATTTCATACAACATTTAATTCCTGTTGGGATTTTAATTGTTTCACCAGGATTTAATGTAAAATCAATTGGTGAATAAAAATCATATCCTGCAGATCCAGATGTTGCTCTTTGTGGTAATTTAATATTTTTGTAAATCTTTTGAATGATAAGGTATTCCCTATCTGTAAAATTTTCAACCCAATCATTTATAAATTGATAGAAGCTAATTTTTTCAAACTTTGCGATTCTTTTCATAGTTTTTATTTATTTTCCTTTTCTTTTAATGTTCTATATTCACATGGAATACATTGACCATAGTAATAATGTTTATCTTTAATTTTACAATAGATTTTTACTTTTGATTTACTTTCTTCATAAATTTTCGAATAAACGCATTTTTCACATTCACTAGTAATTATCATTTGCATGAACTTGTTATCCTTTTGATATTAAATTCTTTTAATTTATTTTTTATTTTTTCATATATAGGATTCAATAAAGGATCATAATTTCCATATGTTATATAATAAAATGGATAATATGATTCCCATTTTTCATCATATAAATCTATTCCTACATTACCTGAACTCAAATCAATAGATAATTCACATGTTAAAATAGAATATTTTTTATATTTGTATACAGTAAATCTATACGTATATATTTCATTTTCAGAGCTTAATAATTTGTTAAACTGAAATCCATTGTCTATAAGCCATTTCTTCGTTACATTTGATTTTATGTATGTATGTGTTAATAGTTCATTTTTCATTCATAATAATCCTTTCTACAAATCATGACATCTTTGAGTTTTCCCTTCTAACCATTATTTCTTCTAACTCAATTCAGCATTCAAACTTTTCAAATCTGTATTTCTGCTTAATGTTTGGGTATTTATCGTGGTCTACTTCTTCCATAAACATGTCATACGGTCTTGCGAAAACATTAAAATACACACCCATTTCTTCATTCTTGTATAAGGCACGATAAACAACCAATTTATCTCTTGTTTCCGTATGAGTCACTATCGCCTCGATTATGTATATATATTCCATGTTGTGTTCTTTGTCTTCCACCATTTCACGCTTAAAGTGCTGTACAATATCCCCTTCTCTTAATCTTTCCATCATAAATCCACCTCGTATAATATTCTTCAACTCCTGTGTATTCCGCAATTCTTTTAATCCTCTGGCAACGGTCGCCACTCAACAGGAACACATCCATCACATGTCCACCATCTTTTACTTCGTTCGCAATACCATCCTATTCCCATTTTAACAGAATTGTATCGCACCAAAACGTCTTTATTAGATTTAGGCGGTCGATTGGCTGATATCCAACCTGTCCCATAACTTGATTCTATCCCCTCCATATTCGCCGCTTGCAGTTTTGCGGATAAGGTTTCTATGGTGTCGGCGGCTTCTCTGAACGCTTTTACAATTCCGTCAACGGCGCACCCACTTTTTTCAAAAATATCTGCCTTATACCGCAATTCCTTTACCTGTTCGCTAATGTTCATTCTATCAATCTCCTTTCCTCAATCCCTCTTATTTCAACCTCTTTAAAATCTCCGTCCACAATTCCCTTTTCTGGTTTATTCAGAATCTTTTTTAAAATCCATCAGGAATAATGCAACATCCATTTTGCTTGTCTTGCTATCCGTAAGCATTTCAATAGCCTTGTCTATGCTAAATGATATGTACTGTAATAACGGCATCTATGTCACCTCGTATTATGTTTGATATAAATAAAAACAGAACCTCCATTAAACAAATAAATGGATGCTGCACAGCCCCAGTCAACGCAAGAGAGAAAAGACCTATTATAAACTCCAATATGCCCATTCTATCAATCCTCCACGCCCACTCGTCCGATTTCCTCTAACCATTCTTCTATACATGGCAAACATATATGGCAGTTTCTCCATCCCTCGCCATCAATAACCGCACTTTGCATAACCATTTCTGTGCCTTTTGGAAATTCTTTTCCACAAACACAACATTCATGCGGCTTTCTTGTTTTCACAATCTTTTCAGAAAAATTGCTTTCCGAACCGTCCATATCTCCCGAAAAAATTTGGCTGTCTATATATAATTCCTTTTCGTATTTCATTTCCCTATCCTCTCCTTGCCACATTGGCAGATGCTTAACAAACTCACTGATTCAATGATTCTGTCACGATTTCAACCGCTTTTTCCGCTCTGCAAGTATCGCAATCGGTATGTCTATCACATTCATCACACATACAATCACTTATCTCTTTTCTCAACCGCTTTTTCCGCAAAATGGCGGTTCGCAAAATTGCTTTTGAAATTTCTTAAACTTCTTTTTCTTTATTCTCTTATTCATCATACACTCCTAATTCTATTGTACAGGAGATTTTAGAGGGAGTTGTACCAAATTATTTCTATTCGTTCCTTTACAAGATGCATTCTATATCGCTTATGTGCTGTTCGTTTCACTCCAGTCCAATGCCTGCCCGCAATTATCGCAAAATCTAGGCTTTCTGTCATTTGGCATTTCACAGCAAAGATTTGTGACGCAGTTAGGACACAGTTCATAAGGCCTACCATTTATCCCTTTCCACTCATGCCATACACCATCATTGTCATAGCAACCGTTATGTTTTGGTTTCTTTGGTATTTGCTTTTCCATTGCCTCCCGGCATTCCTCGATTGTGCCGATTGCCCGGTACTGATCTAATGCAGAAAGAATTGTTTCGTCTCTGCATATACAAATATTATTTTTTACCTCTGAACAGCGCCCTTCACACTGTTCATTACATTGTTCGTTTTCATCCTTTAATTCTTTAATTGCCTTATCCAAATTCATTCTTTTATCTCGCTTTCCTCCCACACTTCTGCCATCGTTTCTGTCTTATACATCATCTACTACTTTCATAAAATCAAATTTATTCATTCTCACTTACCTCTACTTGTCCATCTTTATTCACAATATCAACAGAGATTATCAAGCTATTAAAAATTTTCTTTATTCTTTTTCTGATTTCATCTTTCATGATTTCTCGTACAATTTCACCAAATTTATAATCTACTCTTCTTGCAATAGCACTATTAACATCATTTTCATTGACGGCTCGCTGGCAAGCTTTAGATACTTCTTCCTGTAATACCTCCGTTACCATTTCTTTCAAAGTAGTTTTGTTAACACCTGCCTCATTAAGCATCTGGCTTATTTCTTGTCTTAATGCAATTTCTTCTATTCTCATGGTTACCTCTGTTTTTATTAACTCCATAAATCTCATAATACTATTGAGATGAACTTGTTCCAAATTATATTCTTCAGTTCTGTAACATTTATTGAACTTGAATCCTATGTGCATTAACAGAAACAATATTCATATGATAGTTTACAAATCCTTGATCTCTACTTATTCTCCTTAATATTATATTTGTCTGATATATACTTCTTGTTCTGAAAATATTATAAATATAAAAAATTCATCTTTTAATTACACCACAATATTATTTTCTTTTCATTTAATGATCTTTGTATATCAATTACATTTTGATTTGTACTACCACGCCATTTAATAGTTATATCCCTTTTATTCTCTATATATCTACCATCTACAAGCACATCACTTTGACTTACAATCTGTTGTCGTTTCCATCTTTCAACAGATATTTTTTCTGTTGTTAAAGGATGATAATGGAATTCATTGCTAAATATATGTTCCCATTCGTAGCCAGTATAAATCCATATAGTTTTCTTAGGCAATAAAAGACGAGTTTTATTGCCATTTTTCATCAATATATTGTATTTATTTCGCTTATCCGCATCAATATATTGTGCCTTGTTATATCTCTCATTTATTTCATTCACTAAATCGAGTACATCATCAAGATTTGTTTCAAAAAGAGGATCACCACCAGAAAGTGTGATCCCAGAAATATAATCCTTGTCGAGTTCTCTAAATAATTCTTCTTTTGCTGATTCGTCAAATAAAATGCCGCTATTATTATCCCATGTTTGAGGATTCTGGCATCCTTTACATTTATGAGAACAGCCTGAGAGCCATAGTACGACTCTTAGACCACTTCCGTTAGATACATCTTCTTTATCTATTTTCAGATAATTCACTCATTCATCACCTCATCATAATCTGCCACAATATCATCACAAGTGAAACCATACTTCTTCTCTGCATTTATCCTTTTTCTAATAGCATTATTCAAATCAGAAAAGTCTCCAAGATGAATTGTTTTATAGTTTACAGTTATGTATGCAGTCCATAATCCCTTTTGTTTGTTATAACTTACACCAGTTTTACCAGATGTATTTGCTTTACTTAATCCCCTATTATGAGAATTGCTTTGATTACTTTTCAAGTAAATATTGCATTTCCTATTATCATCTGTATCCCTTGATAAATGGTCTGGTACTTTTGATTTGGAATCGTATTCACCATATTTAATTTCTGCAATCACCTGATGAATCATTAATACTGACTTATTGTATTTATCATCTTTTTTAACATTTGTTATCCAATATCCTTTGTTGATATCTCCACGTTTTTCTATTTTTCTCCAATACCAGTTTTTGATAATGTCATAGTCTTCTTTATCAATAATACATTGATTGTCATTTTCATCCTTAATGGCAATTTTACATTCATCCAATTCAATAAATAAATTCTGTTTTATAGAATGCACTTTATTGCGTTTTGCAATTTGTTCAGATGCATAACAACCACATGATTTAGTATGTCCACTTTTTAATTGATATCCTGTAACACTCAGTATTTTAGAATTTCCACAATCGCATTTGCATAACCAGTGAACCCGATTTTTACCATTTTTGTATTGTTCAAAATCTCTTTTAACATCTCTTCCAATTACAGTTAATTTACCAAATTTTTTACCTGTTAAATTTTCAATTCTATTCGGATTATTAAATTTAATGCATCCGCAAGATTTACAATGACCATTTTTTACATCAGATAACCTATGTGAAATTAATTTTCCACATTTACATCTAAAATTAAAATACACACCTCTTCTCATTCCATTAGAATTGTATTTTTCTGTTAACTCTTCGTTAATACTTTCCACAATGAAATTCCAATATGCATTTCCAATTTCTTTTTGTGCTTTTTCATCTCTTTTCTTGTTAAATGTTTCAGTTCTTTTTCTTTTTGTTTCTTCATTTACAACTCTAATAATTATCACCTCAATAAGTAAGTAGTAGAAACTTTTAATCTCTCTACTTACTTATTCTCTAAACGACTTTAGAATTTTTGATGTTTTACTCGCATTTCTACTTCTTGTTGCTTTCCAGAATTAAATGCACTTTTATAATCACCTGTCAAATATCCTGTAACTCTGCGAAGTCTACGAATTTCATTGCATCCACACATAGGACATTCCATATTGATGTCATCACAATATCCGCAGTTAGTGCACATGTCATTTGGAACATTTATTGCAAAATAAGGGACATCTTTATCCATTGCATAGTTAACAATAGACTCTAAAGCATCTAAATTATTTTTTACACTCCCCTCAAGTTCTACATAAGTAATACAACCTGCACTGCTATATCCAGTTAATTGTGATTCAATATCAATTTTTTGAGTTGGTGTCATATTAATCCAAACTGGGACATGTATAGAATTTGTAAAATATTTTTTATCAGATATATTTGGAATTTCACCATAATTTTCTTGAAATTTCTTCATGGCTGTAAAGCACAAATTTTCAGCAGGCGTATAATATACTCCGAAATTCAACTTATATTGCTTTTTAAACTCATTACATCTATCTTTGAATAGCTGTTCAATTTGTTTTGCTAGTTCCATACCTTTTTCTGTAGTGTGATCACATTTAATAAGAATTTGAAGTGTTTCTGCTAATCCTAACTGTCCAATTGCAAGCGTCCCATGCTTTAATGCTGAACGAATATCTTTTCCATCATATCCTTCCATGACACCATTTTCATACATAAATTTAGCTGAATCTGCTGATTGACTACAAATCCATTCGAATCTTTCAAGTAACATATCCTTAGCTTCATGTATTTTTTTATCAAGTAATTTAATAAAATTACCAATTAAATATTTTTCATCATAATTAACTCCCAAATCATTAATTATTTTTTCTTTTGTTTCTATTGCTAGTGTAGGCATAATAATTGTTACAGGACAAATATTACCTCTTCCATCCTTTAATTGTTCGAATCCATTAATATCCCATCCATTTGCAGTTCTGCAGCCCATAGTACTAAAATATGTTATATCTTTAACAAATATGTACTTAGGATTCCTATCATAGATATAGTTTACCTGTCTAGAAACGCCTCTCTTCCACAACAAAAATAGATTTTCATCTACTTCATCCTCATTTTTAATGGACAATTTATCAATCATATATAGTAATTCTTTTTGAATAACCATTCCTTTAAATAAATCCCTATCTTTTAACACATTTTCAAGCTCATCAACTTTTTCTTTAATTTTTTTAATTTCTCGCATTTTTTACTCCCATTAGTTTTTTAAATCAACTCAAAATCCCAACTAATATTTATTGCTTTCATAAATTTTTTTTACCCTCCTGCTTATTTTCTATAGCATCCAAATCACGTAACATAATTTTTTCTCCACAATGTAGACATATTACTTCATATCCATTTTTTTCATCATTCCACAAAATTATATTTTCCTCCATACAATGAGGACAAACTTTTTCTTTTTCTTTATCTCGATTATTCAAACACTCTATAATTTTTTTGGCAAGATTCCAGCTTTCCTCAGCTCTTACAGATAAACTATAAAGCACGCTTTCACTCTCATTTGGAATCTTTTTTGAAATATCTGATAACTTATCCCCATAGCTCATACAAGCAGCATAAAGCAACTGTAATTCTTTTTGTGTAAAAATAATTTTCTTATCCATATACAATACCTTCCCCTTTACTATATTACAAATCACATAATACTTCTTTCATAATTTTTCATCATAAAAATCATAATCATGATTCCATCCATCCCAAGCAGAATACACAATCTGATTTCCTATTGATGTTTGAGTATCTATAACTTCACATTGAAAATCAATTGCTGTCCGGATAGCAGAAATCACAGCATTAGTGCTTTCTAATCCTTTGGGTATTCCATTGTGATCAACAAATTTATATCGCCCATATTTTTTTGTTTTGTTTGATAAATCCATATCCATCACCAATCCTTATACTCAATATTCATTCCAAGCAACCACATATCTTTTTCACCATTCCAAAAGTAATTTTTTAAATCTTCTAAGGACTTCTCCCCACTCTTCAATGCTTCAAAATCTGCTTTTACATCGTTGTTTGAATATCCAGTGTACTGATTCATGCAAATACTGAGTCTGAATATGTCTCCGCTTTCAATCCATTTATGTTTAACTGTATTCTTTGCTATTGGATATGCACCTATTATCAATCCATACAAATCGTGATATTCTTTCGTGTTGTGATCTCTCCAATCCTCTAACTGGATCTCTGTTCCATTTGGCATTACTGCCTTCTCTACAACCTTCATACTCTCATCCCCTTATCTTAATTTCATAATTATTTTAAAAATTTTCTTTCGTATTTCAAACCAATTACGACCTTTACAAACAATAGCATCTTCTAATATACTTTTGTTAGGAAAATCATCTGGTAACATTTCTACGGCTAATTGACACAATCTATCTTCAATGTCTCTCAACTGATTTTCTATTTTCTTACTATCCACTAGTTTTCTAAATTCATCTAATATTTTTTCTCATCCATAATTTAAAACCACCCTTTCCATCCTTTACTTCTCCATTTGTTCTGTGTTTATAACCATTATAAAAGGCACTAACGAATATTTTCGTTAATGCCTTCTAACTAATTATAAATATATATTAGAAATCTTCTACAAATTTATCCCACATAGTAAATATTTCTATACCATTTCCATCTTGTGCAAATACTTCATAACAACTACTCCATTCATTCAGAATGTGTTCCAAACACAACATATATTGCCGTGTCTGGTTATTATAAAAGATAAAATTATCTAATAAATTTCCTTCTAAATAATCTATGTATTCATTAATGCCAACTATTTGACTAATTTCCGACGATGAAAACAATCCCAAATTTTCCATTATATTCACCATTATCAAGCTTTTGTTTCAATTCTTCTTGACATAACTATATCCTTCCCTATTTTTTTTCCTTCACGCTTCGCTTGCTCACCCTCAAAGGTTTTTCTTAGCTTAAAAGAAGTATTAATCTTTCGAGACTTAGAAATACGATTTATATATTTTTCTTCCAATTCTTTAGGAATAACTATCATGAGAGCTGTACATTGTTTCTCCAATACTTCTTGTATTCCTAAAAGATAACCATTAAGAAAAGCATTTTTTATTCCTTTTCCATCAAAGTCTTCACATTTTGACAGATATTTCTGTCTTTGTTTTTGGTAATACTTCATAGACTCTTTATTTCCAATATTAAAAAGCATTTCAAATGTCATCGCTGCTATTTTTGCATCTTTTTCATAACCGTAAAATACAACAGTGCTTTTCCCATAATAAAAATATTTACATCTGAAATTTTTTGCTACTATCCAAGATAAAGTATATTTCCATTTGTTACCTGTACCAACATCAATTTTTTCTTCTACGATATTTTCAATATCATCTATTATCTCAATTTCTGACATACTAATATGATATTCCGCCATTAATCTTTGTGCTTTAATGGCAGCGCTTTTCGCCTCTTCTATCGAGGGATTATTTTTAGATAATTCCAATACCTTTTTAATTTTTTCAATAATCTTTTCATTTGAACTATTCATAACTTTTCCCTCCACTTTCAATGATAAAAAAACAAGCAACATTTTTTGATTGTCACTTGTTTGTCTTTTCAAATAATTATTCCTTCAATATCCGTTGTAAAACCTGATAGCTTCCTCATTAATTTATTATATGTATCACAGCTATCTTTTTTAATAAAAAGTGGTTTTGTTGCATTGTCTTTTATGATTTTACCATGTATATCAAATGTAACATTTCCTAAACGATATTTTATATTATTCAGTTTAAATAAATGTTCATCATCCGGAAATATAATAGTTGAAGTATTTCCTACAAATATTTCATCCCTCTTTTGTTCTTTATGGCTTTTATAATTTAACATTTTTTATTCCTTCCTTTTCTCATTTCAATATCTAACTTCATAGTTATATAGTTATTTGCATCATTTCCCATTTCTTCCACCCACTTAAGATTTTCTTTTTTGTACACATCAAATATAAACCTACTGGGACAGACACAAGCATAATCATTATCCCAAAAGGTATCATAAACAAAGCAAGAAGAGAATCACTATGAATCATCATTGGCAACCAAATACCTATAATCACCAACAACAGACCATAGAATCTCTGTTTTATATAATATAAAAACTTTCTTTTCTGTCGTTCTGTTCTTTGTCTTTCAATCTCATTCCATTGTTTACGGCTATATAAAACTTCTACAACTTCCCCTCCATAAACACGACTTTTTTCCTTATTATGTGTATTGTAAATCATTCTTTTACTCCTTCCTTGTCTATTCCCTGTTCTTTCCATATGGATTGATAAAATCATTCTGAATGTCATATCTTTTAATATATTGATATAAATTAATCAACATGACCATATCCCCATTAGAAATATTCATATCTTCTCCATCAGACATATGTATTATTACATCACCATCACATTTATTTTGTAAGAGCTGCATTGTACCATTATTATTTACTAAAAATTCCAATTTATTCATTATTTCAATTCGCTCCTTCTTAATATACAAATAATGCCTTCATATAATCTTTTTGTTTAAAAGTTTTTCTATTTGAAATGACCACGCTTCCTCTGGGTGAAGATATTCCAAAAAGTTCATGCCATCCATCAGGTTTCTCTGTAACAATATTAAGATTTTTTTCACTTGCGTATTTTTCACACCTTTCCATCTTTTCCTGGGTTGCACTTTTTCCTATCGCTGATTCAAACAAACGAATTGATTCATTAATTAATTTTTGCTTGTTTTCCTCTGTATTTTCAAACATCCAGTCAAAATTAATCACATTTCTTTTTCCGTCTTCGCTTCTTTTTGTCTGAGGATTATATCTGCCATAACAATTATTTTCAGAATCACGGCAATATGTATGAATACATAAATAAGTATCTAAAATTTTATCTGTATAACCACCTTTATACCATAAATAAGGAAGTGACTTTTTCCCGCCTGGATTAATACATTCTACAAGTTCAATTTTAAGCGTCTCTTCCTTTTGGTTAGGTCTCGTTACACGAATCCATGTCACACTACCAGTTCTTTGTTCTATTATATATTCCATCATAGTATAATGCCTCCCGCTTTAAGAATTTTCATCAAACCATTTTTCCGTTACTTCTCTTTCTTTCTGATAAGTTTCTCTATCATTGAAAAGCGTTAACGTCGTATCACCTTCGCACCATGTATAAATTAGCATTTCTTCATCATTAAAACCAAAACCAGAATAATAAAATCCATACGGCGCATAATTACAATGCAGCTTTTCCTTATCCCTGTACCATTTTTCCAAACTGTCACCAATAAAACCACTCAACATATAATTCCCATTTTTATCCGTATCTTCTTTATCAAAAACAGCATTAATATATTTTGCTGTGTCTTCTTTTATTTGTGGATACGCTGATAAATCTAATGGAATAATCTCAATATCTTCTTTTGCGTAATCCGAAAAAGTATATTCATCATTCGGATCATAAGCTCTTAATACACATTTTTGTAGATATTTATGATAATCATTTCTCGTCATTCTTAACTTGCTCATATTTTTTATCCTCTCTTTCTAAACATACAACAACTCAGTTCCATGTTGCACATTTTCACCTTTAAAGCAATCACCGCAATATTCCCATATATCTGTATCAACTTTTTTAAATGTTTCAAACGTAGTTCTTACTTTTCCATTCTCATCAATCCTGGTACTTGACGGTTCTCCAAGCTGTGAGCAATCGCTTCTCATACAAGCAGGCATTATACAATCCATTAAATCATCCACAATCTCTTCTTCTACAAGATCGCCAATCTGTAATGCGCTCGTCCCATAATACCAATCTTTGTTATATACCTTTTTTCCGTTATACTCTCGACATTCTTTTAATACTCTTCCTTCAAAAACTGTTTCCCGAATATATATGTCATGTTCTATCCATGGTAAAGATTGATAGTGTTTCATATATTTTTCAGCGATTTCCTTTTCTGGAAACACCATTGTGTTACCACAACTTAACGTATAATTTCCATAATCATATACAACTTCGTAACCTGTTTTTATGATCCAATCTGGAATATCAACCTCAATTTCATAACCTTTATCAATACTCCATCTTACTGCTTCTGTATCATACTCACTCACAGGTTCACCAACCGTTTTATGATGATAACTTGCAACTTCTTTCTTGCCCTTCTCTGTAAGTACAAAATATTTACCTTTATCTGCCTGATACCATCCATCTTTTCTTAACTTCATTTCCTTCTCTCAATCCTTTCTTTCCTTATTATATATACTTCTTCATTCTGTTTTGTCCTCTGTGTTAGTGACTTGGAACACGCACTTTAAAAGTGGTCACATTACAAAACAGAATTTCTTCTACCACATCCAACAAACGTTTCTAACGCTTTAATGCTCTTCCGTCCGATTAGTACAGCACCTGTGAGAATTTATATTGTCAACGAACAATTAACTTTATAGATATATAATATATCTTTTTAGATATGTTGTCAAGTAAAAAAATACCTTTTTAGATATATTCCTTATCTAAAAAGGTATTTTTAAAATTGTTCATCTGTTTCATTTAATATAAAGCATCCTTTAAAATCAGCATTTAAAACCTCTGCAATTTTTTGTAAATCAGATTCCCTCCAATCGTCCTTTTTATATTTCTTAGATAAATTAGATTGTGGCGTATTAAGTTTATCAGCTAATTCTTGTTGTGTTATTCCACGCATAGCACACAATGCTTTAATTTTATTTGTCATACCCATTTTTTTCTGACCACATCCCTTCCTTCCTTCCTTCCTTCCTTCCTTATTATATATAATTCAATACATTTTTTCAAGAACAAAAAAATATTATCTATACTACCAACTAAATAATATTTATACATCATAACTCACAGAATGATATGCAAAAAATTTATTCCGGCGTTTAAATACTTTATATCCAGATGTAAATGCTTGCCCCGTACAGTCATAAATTGATGGCGTTGCGTTTATAACATGCCTTTGCTCAAAATACTCCTCAGCTTCTTCCTTGCTTTCCAAAAAATCAGGTAACTCCATCAATAATATATATCCATCAATTCCATCATCTTTCACAATACGTTTAGACGATTTTTTCTTGTGTGTATATTCCCTGATTCCCCATTTTATTTCATTCTGCTTTTCCTTAGACAATCCAACCTCTTGTGCTATTTGTAAATACTCATATGCTGTTCTCAGATCATCTTTATCTTTTATTGGAAACATATCCTTATCTCCTTTCTCCTTGTGTTATCCTACCGCCTGTTCTTTTAATAATTTTTGCTCAATCATTGCTTCCACTATAATCAGATTTTCATATGCGCATTCTAATTCTTTGAGAGCCGGAGGCATACAGATCAGTATGGTCTGTGCGCTTAATGTTTTGATTTCCTCTATGCGTTTCAATGCTTTACGAAGCTTGGCGTTTGCAGCAACTCTATCCGGATGGTTCATAAATTTTAAAATGTATTCATTATTCAGTTTCATATCCTTCTCGCTTTCTCCCTGCATTACCCGGCAGGACGGGAATTATTCAACCAATGTAACCTCTTCTTCCGTATAATCGATATATCCAAAATGGGTATCGACCTTATAAAATCCACTCTGCATTTTTCTGGCGGGATAGATATATCCCTTTAATGCGCCTATCAAAATTTTAACATATATCATATCTTCCCTTCTTTCTCCCGGCGCAACCCCGCCGAATGTATAATTGATTATAGAATGCTTTTTAACTCTTCTCTACATTCTTTACAAAGATTAATTACTGTTCCTTTACCTCTATCTATAAAGATTCCAATTTCTTTTATATCTTTATCTAAATCACATGTCCCACAAGAAGCGCATCCATTTGTAAATCCATATTCCTGCTTATCTTCCTCTTTTATAAAAATCATTTCTTCCCCTCTTTCTCTAACATTGAATTTATATCAATTCGTCAGGAATTTTCATTCCCTTTTGTTTTGTGTAGCTTACAAAACAATTATAATCATCTTGTTCAATTTGCGCAACGTATTCTTTTTTTCTTCACCATACCTATAATGAAAGACTGATTTTATTTATTGACTAATTATTATATCATAATTTTCCACAAGATACAAAAATTGAAGATTTTAAAATACAAAATGGGCGCACACCCCCATCGTAGTAACAATGGCCATAGAACACATCACCACCGGAATCGACGCACAGGACACAGAAAGCGTTAGATACAGATGGTGTTGTTGAGTCTGGAGTACATGTCCAAAAATGTCTATCAACATTTTTAATATTTTCTCGATTGTTTCGATATAGATCGTATGTAAGTAATGATATATTATCATTACATTTTCCATAGTCGCGTAACCCATCATGACTGAATAAATCAGTCTGGATTGTTACCAATGCATTCGCTCCCAATTCAGCAACAATTTTCTGATATAGTTCTCCATTTAGTTTCTTTCTGATTTGGCTTTCCCTCCAATCATTATTATCCCCAAACTCCATTGACACAATATTTTCATCAGCCAACATGTAAGCATTTCCTTCTCTATCCTCTGCAAATTTACTCCATGTAATATCTGCAATTGATACACTTTCTTTTATTTGTAAATCTTTCACCTGTTTCTGTTGTATAAATGCAGCTTTCATGAGTTCTTCCAAAACCACTTTATTATTCATAAGTACTTTTAGTAAATTTCTTTGTTCACTTGTCATATTCATAATCAATTCTCCTAGTATATTTTTACTTCTAATTAACTTCCTACGACATACCGAAGAGTAAATATACTCTTCGATATGTTTCGATAAGTAGTAAGCTTATCTCATCAGATAGGTATTTAAAATATGTAAAGCTAAGGTCTATCTCTGGCATGTTTAATTTCTACTTTCATGTCTTTTTCTCTCCTTTCCGTAACTTGTCAGAATATCCTACCCCTAATTCTTCCAGTTAAATAATTTGGGACTCCTTAGAGTATATACACAATCATAAACATCACACTCCTTATTTTTTATTTGTCTATTTTCCGGAAAGACACCTCCCATCACAAAGATGGGAACGCTCATGGCTTAAGTCTCTATTTATAGTAGCCATGACTACTTTTTTATGCTGTCATTTCTATTTCTTTTCCAATGATCCAATGATATATTTTACAGCTTTTTCCGCTTTACTGGATGCCGAAACAATAAATCTAACATCATTTTTCAGTACTTTTAACCAACTTTGAATATAAGCTGCAGAATTTTTGAAGCTCTTCGCAGTTTCAATTCCAAGCTGATTTAAAATATTCGCTGATCCAATTTCAGCAATCAATTCTTCTTTGCTATAGTCTTGACTGCCAAAAGCTACATTCTTTCCTTTTCTATCCTGTTCTCTATTACATCGGCACTCTTTCATCGTGCTATGTACAGATTCATGAAAAGCTGTACTATAATATTCTTCTGCATTTTGGAATTGTTCCATCAAGGGAAGATGAATTAAATCCATATCAGGGGAATAATATGCTTTATTTGAAGGCTCCTGAATAAGTTCAATTCCTTCTCTATTAATGTAGTCTTTCAGAAGATTCTCAGCCTCTTCTATCGGTTCAGTTTCCTTCAATTCTTCACGTCTTAAAGGTTCTATACCTTCAACTTGGGAAATATGGAAAACATTGATATATTTAAGGAATGATATATTCTTCTTTACTTTTGTCCCATCTTCTTTAGTTTCTTCTACAGGGAGAACTTTCCAAAAAACAATAATTTCTGATTTTGCTCCCTTTTTCACATGTCCGCCTAAATCCTGCCACTGTTTAAAACTTGCATATTCTCCATCATGTAATAACATCATCTGGTTCAATAGAGAATATGGTTTCTTGCTTATTCTGTTATAAGCTCCACTCATAACGCCTGTCCATGGTTTCTGCCAGGGGATAATCCCCTCTTCCAACTGAGCAATAATCCGATCCGTTACCATTTCATATACTGATTTTCCCATGATACATTCCTCCATATTCTCTTCTTTTTTATCTATAAATTTTACGTTTAAATTTCTATATCCATATTGTCATAGTATGAATCATCATATCCATTATCTGATTTATATTCTTTATTTTGGAAGCATCGTTCCCATATATTATTCCTTGTTCCTGATACATGTTTTATCTTTACAAGAATAAAGATTCTATACAAAAGTTTTCCAGTAGCGGAAGAATATATTCTTTTAGCGTGATATAAAGCGTTTCCATTACAAATATGAAAAGAATCAAATTGTTTCCCATACCAGGACTCCCTAAATGCCACACTAACATTTTTTAATGCATGTTCTTTTACAACGTCCTTTTCCTCCTCAGGTATTTCCATTGTATCAAGTAAAGAAAAATCAAATAAATCTTTATTTCCAGAAGCACCAATGAAAAAAAATAAATTATTTTCCTTCGCTGTTTTCTTTGCTGTCTTAAAATACTGATAATTATATTCTTTCATTTTAAATTCTTTCCTTTCTTCTTTTATTTTCTTCTTTGTTCCTTATTAAAACAGGCAAACAACTTTATCTTCTTTAATAAGGAACAAATATAACTACATCCGCCAAACGATTTTCACGCTTTCATGACTTTCTGTCCGATTGGTATGCCACGTGTAGAAACTATGTTGTCAATGTACTTTTTGTTTTCAGAAATTAATTAATGTTTTTATTAACTTCTTGATTATAATATAGCACTTGAACAACTACTTGTCAATATTTTTTATAAATTAATTTATATTTTCATGAATTATATAATAATAGAAAAGAGTATTGAAAAATATCATCAATACTCTTTTCCGTCTGGGAATCGAAAACAAGAAATATATTCACATCCCATTGCAATGGCCATTTTTTCAAGTTCTAATTTGGAAAATTTTCCAGTTTTCATTCGTTGAATTAATGAAGATGGAGACATTCCAATTTTTTTACAAAACTCCTTTTGTGTTAATCCACTATGAATCAAAGCGGTTTCTATTTGTTCCTGTATAGTTATTATATTAATCACCTCATTTAATAGTTAATCCATCCGGAAATTCAAAACCAGAAAAATATTTACATCCCAAAATCGCTGCTATTGTTTCTAATTCTTCTTGCTTGAATTTTCCTCGATCTAAAAAACTGATTCAGATGTTCCCAATCGTCTAGTGAGTTCTGCTCTACTTATTCCAGTCGCATCACAGGCCATATCAATTTTTTGCTGTATCGTTATTTCAACCACCTTCCTTATATAATAAAAGCGCAATTATTTAGGCTGGGCGGTGTATCCAGCATCTCAGGTACTCTTCTTAAGAGTGTGTCGGGAACCTTTTCCGACCTCTAAATAATTACGCTTATTATTATCTTATTTAGTTTGTACATATAATATACTACTTTTCTTCAATATTGTCAATCATTTCAACACATTAATTCTTTTTCTTATCTAAGAAATAATCAAGTGGTAAAATCACATCTTTCTTGTTATCTTCTTCAAAAAAATGAAACCATCCATTTTCAAGGAGTTTTCCAATAATAGAAAGTTCAAAGTAAAATTTATGATCCACACATCCAATTCCAGCAAACAAACTATAATAGTTATCATCACCAGGGATCAAAAACTGAATCACTACAGCATTATTCCAGTCAACAGGAATCTCCTGAATATCCGCATTTTTCGGAACATTAGCAAGAGTCATCAATTCTCTTGCTAAATCTGATTTATTCAGGTTCCTGCAGTTTGTAGACTCCATATCACAAATTTTCTTTACAATTAACATGATTTTTTCTTTCATAATCTATTACCTCTTAATCCCGACCGCTATATAAGCGGTTTCGTCTTAATTTCCAAAGACTCTTCAAATAAAACCGTCCAGACGGTTCGGAACAAAATCAGACAACCAGGTACCTCCAAAATTTTCATAGGTCTGTAAACGCCACACGGCAAGTTTCTCGATGTCCAGCTTTACGTCCTCGAAAGAGTAGAACAAGCAGGTAAGCTCCCCATACTGGAAAGCGGAAACATCCTCAAATTTACTGCCTTCCTTCAAAATACCCGCATCGGTGAACATCTCATTGATCCCGTCCACCCATTCCTTCAAATCCCCGCCGCATCCCTGCAGGATCAGCCCCTCTTTATCCTTCATGTTTCGCAGGTCATCCGTTGTAATTGTGTTTATACTCAAATGAATCGCCTCCTAGCTCCGAAAATGATCGCTTCGTCTCTATTATCATTATCGTGAAAAATTTGTACTCTATATTCTTTCATTTTAGCTGTGTGGTTCATAATGTTTTTCTCCTTATTTATTATGCTACAAATAATTCCCCGTTTCCCAAAAATTCATATTCATTAGATTCACAATATTCTTCCAATATTTCTTCTGATACCTCATAAAAATAATCATATCCTTGTTCTTCAAAATAATTACAAAGATTGATAAGATATTCACCAGCGGCTTCATTAAATTTTTCCAAAGTTTTTTCTGGAATATTACGGATATAATTGCACTCCATATCATACACTAAATCTTCTATAAAGTCATTTCTATTACATATGCAATAGCAATAATGATTGTTTACTTGCATTTTACATGAATCATAAAATTCATTTAATGCCCACTTGAAAAATCTGATTTCTTTTTCTGAAAAATGATCCTGAATCTTTTCAAAAAGTTCATCAAGATGAATTGTTCCATAAATATTAAAACCATCACCTTGACAATATGATAAACTGTATTGTATTTTAAGATCACTTTTTGGAAAAAGTTCTGATAATCTTTCCAAGCACATACTTGTAAAAACAAATGGTTCCTGGCCTTTTAAATACCATTCTCGTACTTTTTCCTTTGCTTCTAAAGATAATTCCGAAAATGAATATATATTATATGATTCTGTAACTGTCCTCATAATATTTTCTCCTTATAAATCAATATTGCTTAAAATTCTATTTGATATTATGTCAGAATCTACATCTTCCTTTTCCTCAAATAAAGTAAATGCAATTCTAGCAACTTTAAAACAATAACTTGTAAGTTCTCTATCATCATTTTTACTAGAGTGATCCATAATGTCTTGAGCAATTTTGACAATATCATTTGTTGTGATATTATCCTTGTCACATATATTAAGCATTTTCTGATATTCCTTTACAGTTCCACAAGTATACCAGTTATTTCTGATACATAAGTTTCTAAGATCATTCCAGAAGATTTTTCTTGTTTCAACTATTTTTTTCATAGTTTTTTCCTTCCTTAAAATTAATACTCTTTATATATTTCTTTTTTTACTGACTCAAATGGTTTCTTTTCTTCTTCATATCCGATTTTATCAGTAAAAAATTTTCTCACTGTTAGCTTACGATTATCAAAATCATCCACACAGTCCCAAAAATATACTGTGTGCTCTTCTTGAATCTCTATTGTAACATCATGATTCCTACTCAAAAAGAGAAATGCTTTTTTTACATCTTCTTTCGTCTGATCATAGATATTATCTTCTGTATAGACATGCTTTCCAAAAAAGTTTCTTCTTTCATACTTTAATATCAACATCTTTCTTTCCTCCTTCATCCTTCTGATAAAAATTCGTTCATTTTTTTGATTTTTAATTATTCCACTTCTTTAAATCTTCTTATGTACATATGTGAAACAATTTCTTGATCAAAACTTCCTGTAATTTGCCAAATATCAGAAAGATAAGCACCTATGATAATAAATTCATTATCATTTACACAAACTGTCGCATCAATCCAAATGTCTAATGTTCCACTTTCATCGCTGTATAAATTCCATACTCTACCGTTTCTAGCAATAGAAGCTGAAGCTTTTAAAACTTCAATGCCAAATGCATTGCCATTAAAAGCTGCTCTGACTGCCATTTCTGCATATTTTCCTACAGTGCATTCATCTTCTTTCATATCAAGAATGATCTGTCGTACAATTGGAACCTCAGCGAGTGTTATAAATTGTTTATCTTTTTTAAGTAATTTAACCTTCATTTTTTCCCTCCTTATTTAAATCAATAAAAAATTCCTCATTATCTTGCCATGTGAAACACTCAAGTATATTATCTAAATATTCTAAAACATTGTCTTGATACCAGTTTCCATGCGTAAGTACATGCATATCTGGATCACGAATGTATATTTCCGTGTTGTCATTAATTAATCCTAAAGCAAAAATTTTTCTTAATGTCATAGCCTTCCACTCTCTATTCTATAAATAAATCGCCCCTTTAATTCCTAACAGGTTTATAATGATATATTTCCACAGAATCCATCAAACTTTCATCTTCCATTAAAGGATATATACCAATATAACTTTCCCGGCATTCCATTTCCGTAAGTCTGGCATTTTCAACGCATTTCTTTGCACATTCCTGTGCGTCTTTCAAACATTTGAATGTGCCAGCGATTTTCCCGTTTTCGTCATCCGTAAACCATTCTATTACTTGATATAGCCCCGCAAACTCTTCTATCCGATTTGCAAAAATCAGATCATTATCTTTATAGCTTATATTTCCAAAGTGATCTACTTTAAAAATAATATCATTATCCGCTACAATAACTCCACAACGAAGAACATCAATAAGTTCTTCTAAAATCACTTGTCCTATAAGACAACTCCAAATGGCATCTTTAAAATGTTCATTAAGATATTTACAAATTTCCTCAAAACTTCCTACAAACGTAACACTTTTTTTCATTATTTTTTCTTTCCTCCTTAAATTATATTTTATTCCTTATTTATACCCACAAATTTGATATGATTTTGTGGGTATAGTAAAGAATAAACTACTATTCATAATCTTCCGGATCATACTTCTCTGAATACAATTCTGCATATGCTTCTCGACAAGCTGTATTTTCATCAAGCCCCATATCCATAAGATCATTGACAATATCAAGAAAACTCATTATTATATTCTCCTTTTCTGATTTTTTTCCATTAAAAAAAGACTGGATAAAATCCAGCCTTTAAAAATTTTTATGTATTATGTATAATCCTCAAAATTCTACCGTCAACGCTTCTTCAGCGATAAGGATATCACAGAACACTGACATGAATAGTTTGCTAAACTGATTCCCGTTAAGTGTGGAAGCAAATTTTCCTTCATCCAGCAATTTCTTACTGTTACTGCAGCTTACGCCCAATTTATCACTGATCCGTTCTGACAGCTTACAAAGTGCAGATTGAGATACTTCTTCAATTCCTAAATTTTCCAGAAACTTTTTGATAGATTCCAGAAAATCCCCTCTCTTCCCTTCTTCAATCTTCTTTTCGTATGCTGTATAGAGAGAAGCTGGAATAAATTCATACGTGGCCTTTAATGCTGCATTTAAAGGTTTCACTGCCTCTCTATGTTCCGCTGTGGCTTTCCGGATAGCATTTTCTGTCTCTATAGTAGAATGTTTTCGGAAAACTTCTTCCTTATCTATTCCTTGTGCAAGGTCATTTTCTCTATCCTCAAAAATTTTATCAAGTTTTTTGTTTAAGGGCTTGATAATCTCTTTAAATCTTCTATCTTCCTTTGCAATTGAGACACGAGCTGCTGCAAAATTCTGAACCTGTGCCATTGCCTTAGCATTGATTTTTTCAAAATTAATTTTTTTTGCCATGATATCTTCTCCTTTTCTCTATCCTTTGATTAATGTTACTTTTTGGAATATTTTCCAATGCGTGATTTTAAGTCATGAACTTACGTTGATCTGATTCCATAATCTCTCAATAATCACGCTATATAAAGTCCTGGACTCTTGAATATAGATTTCCCTATGTCTACCAATGCCCGTATTGGTTTTATGCACGTTTCACCTATCCGTATTTTGCGGTATATCTTCCTTATCAATATATCGGTTACCTATATGCTTATAAAGGCACGCATATAGGACGGGAGAAGGTATCCTATATTCCCCAGGTATGTAATTTTCAAAGTTCAAAACCTCCATAGGAACGCCGTTAGACTATTCGAGCAATAAAGCTCTATCCTATAGATTGAAACAATTTTCAGTCTCCGCTATCTGTTGCGATATCTTTCAGGGAAAAAGAAAATTTTATTTAATTGTTACTTTTTTCAGGAAAATTTTGATTGACTAATCTATGAAAATTGATATAATAAAGATAGTCAATCATTAACAGTGTTTGACTGGGTTTATGAATAGCGGTTTCTATTCTTTGGTCGGAGTAAAACCGCTATTCTTTTTACTCTTTAGAGTTTAGCCACTCAATAATAATTCTTCTTATGAGCGATGAAATACTATCACCTGTTTTTAATGATTCAGATTTTAATTTTTCTAAATGCTCATTTGATAAGAAAGTGGAAACCCTATTTTCATTTTGTTTAGGTTTCGCCATCACTGTATCTCCTTTACATTTACCATTATAGCACATAAAACGTACATGTCAAGTATATTTTATGTGTATTTTATAATTTTTGAGGAAAAATTATGTATGAAAATTCTATAATCCATTTAAGTACAATTACTATATTTGATAACTATTTAAAATCAGAAGAAGAATTTTTCCGTATCAAAGACAACTTTGTCTTTGTTCACAATAACTTTTCCTATGTAGTTAATTTTGTTATTTCTAAAAATCAACCACAAAATCAAAATTATTTTGACACAAATATTACAATGTCCGAATTTAAGAAAATATATAAAATGTCACATAAACAAGACCTTTTAGCATTACAAAATATTTTGAGTAGTGAATCAAAAACAGATATTCCCAAAATAAATTTACCTGTTTTTGATTTTTTGTGTACATTTTCAAAACATTTTCTTAAAAATACGATACATAACCCTGATATAAACAATTTTATAAATTTTCCATATGCTATAGGGATTCGTGTACAATCAAGTCGCAACCTTGATTTTTATGATCCCGATACCTGGTATGGAGATACAGATACATATTATATCATAGGTTATATTATTTGTAATTCCGTAGCTGTTATGTAGTCCCAGCCTCTTCGCCTGGACTCGTGCAAACATCCAATTTGATCAGAACTCAAAGAACTGGTTCCATCAAACCGTGAATCAAAAAGAGTGTAAAGCCCTTGATGATTCAATAAAGACTTTACACCTCTAGGTTTACTATATTACTGTGTTACTCTCCATCCTCTAGCATGGATTGTAAAACGTCCCTTAGTTCTTGCAATTCTTTGCTATCAGTAACTTTTTTCAAAATATTATCAACTTGCATCAATATCAATCTGATAACTCCTTGAAATTGCTTATTAGTCATCCCCATATTTTTCACCCCCTTATGAAAGTATCACTATATCGTTCAGGATGTTTCGATACCTTCATTATAGCAAAAGGTTTTTTTGGTGTAAAGCCTTTATTCAATTATCAAAGTGCAATACTCTAGCAATTAGTTTCTGACTTTTTGTCATACTTACGATACCGCCACGAGAAGGCTTGCTTTTTGGTATCATATTTGGGTTCGTTGGGTAAAGGTCTTACACAATTTTTAGAAATACTTTAAGAAAATAGACATTTCAGAAAATAGAATTTAGAAAAATTGATGCCTTTACCCGATGGCGTTGTACGCCGATATATACCGTTTTTGTCTTCCTGTAGTCTTTTTCAAATTTTCAGACTAGACTTTTTGTCTGTAATGTCCCGGAGTGCTTATTCCTACTCAATATATAGGCTATAGTAGTTTTTATGTCCCGTTTGTGCGGTGGTTATTACCACGTCCTTATATACCTTTTGCTTCCCCCATGTTTGTGACTTTTCAGGAATATCCTTTTTTGACTATCGTCCCACCTTCGCTGCCGTGTCAGATCCGGAAAAACGGTCATTGCCAAAAAAGAATTGACAAAAACAGTATACGCCTTGTACGGTGAGGATGTGCGTCATATCCTGTTTACGCTTAGCATGTATCTTTATCGACAATACGCCTTGCCCTTGTCTATCCCTCTCTTACGTTGTGGGAGCCAACGTGGCGTTTTTTCGTGCGCCTTTACGATCTGGACAACTCTTTGAATTTGGAAGTTTTTAAACGGAATATACACGTTTACCAGATATACCATTTTGTGCGCCTTGCTTAGAGCTAATTTCAGCGACTTATTGATTGATTGTTGCCGGCCCCAGCTTTTATACAGGTACTGCAAGCTCTTCATTTCCTGACTGTCAGATATCACTATTGGATAAAGGTTACTTGTCAAATTAGACACGGCCAAAAAGATTTTTACCTAAACTCTCAATATCATATTCAGATTTTATGTATCCGGTCGCTACCCGGTAAAAAGCTATAAGAAGAAATATTTTGTTTTTATGTCCGCCGTTTGGGGCCTTATTTTTGCCCTGTCCCTTCGGACAAGTACATAGTATCATAGGCAAGCCTATTTTGTAAAGCATTTTTTTACAAATAAATCACATTTGTTAGTTATGCACAATTTACAATTCAAAAATAGGCTTGCCTATTGTATGTTTTGCATAATTACCAATATTTTTATTGTGATAATTGTGATAAAATGATATTATGTAATACTTACTATGCTAATAAATAGAAAGTATATACATATAAGAAAAACGGAAAAGGGGAAAACATGGCATATAGCGCAAAAAGTCAAAAAAAATATAATGATAAATGTTATAAAATCAATGTGAAATTTTCACCTGCAGATCCATATGGAGAATGCCTGAAAAAATATCTTACTGATACTGGACAGAGTGCCAATAGTTACATTAAATCATTGATCAAAAAAGATTTAGATGAAAAAGGAATTAAGTATTCAGAAGATACAAACAATATAAAACAGGAATAAAAAATGATAACTGAAATAGTGGACATACTTAAAAAATACCAAAAAGAAAAATGGCAAAATAATATTATATCGAATATATTTGATTGCATAGAAGAAATAACAAAACTTTTAAAAGAAATCAAAACAAATTTGTCGCAGAAATTATACGAAATTAATTTATCGGAATAGTTAGAAGATGATGAAATAATTGAAAATATACAAAGTGATATAAAAACAATAAAACAATTAATTGCATATTATGATATTTGCTCAAAATCATTAGATATAAAAAAAACAGTAAATGATTATGTTTTTGAGAAAAAAATAATTTATATTTTATCAGATTTGTTGTGCCCTTTTTGTAATGTAAAATTATCTGTTTTTAAAATTTATTACCAAAAAATTATTAATGATAAAATCGATAAAAGGAACATATCAGGGTACGAATGCCCTTGTTGTAAAAAACATTTTTTAATGCAATCTGATATAGAAAATATTGACTTTGAAAATACAGATGTTGAACCAAATTATCAATATTATATTAGCGAAAACCAATTAACTATATTTGATGTGATTGTTTTATCAACGCTTGAAAGCTGTAATAATAAAGGGCATAATTTAAAGGATATAACTGCCAAAATACCCATTTTTACAGAAAATGGTAAAATTAATTTTATCAACAAAAATGTAACTTATTGTAAAAATTGCAATAAATATATTATGCTTAAATTTGATTTTAAACAAATAAAAGATATAGTAGCGTGTAAAGTTATTGATCAAACTATAAGCAAGAATATAAATCAAAATAATGATGAAATTGAAATAAAACAAAATGAATTAATATTATATCAATATGGTTATAATGTAAGCGAAAAAGATAAAATAAGTAATAAGCAACGACATTTGATTTTAGCTTCAGTAATAGAATCTAATATATTAACACGGGAACAAATATGCTCACATTTAGATACATTAATTGAACGTGGAAATAAAATAGAAAAATGGAAACTTGCTACTCAAAAATGGAGGCAAGACAGATTTTTTGTAAAAAGTTATAATGTTAATAATTTACCTAAAATATTATTGAATGAAGTAGTTTTAAAATATAGAAAATCTAATTAATTAGATTTAATTATGATTGTGTATTTAATATTTAAATCATTGATTTATCATTAATATTTTTAATATATTTTCGATTTTTAGATATATTTTTTGATTATTATTTTATTTTTTCGCTATTGCATGATTATTTTTATTGATCTTATTTAGTCTTGTTTGATCACCTGAGAAATGATATGTGGTTTTGTGTAATTTTATGTTTGATTTTTGAATAATATTTGTTGTTTTACAATGTTTTGTATGTGGTTTTATGTTTGTTGTGATATTTTTTTGATATCAAAATGATATCATTTTAATTTTACTATTGTATTTTTTACAGTAGTTGCCCGAACCGACATATATCAAAATAATAATATCTTATCAAAATAATGATATTTCTTTTTGCCATGTGATAAATATATCATGTAAATATACCCCCTGTTTCAGTTGCAGAAATGGATAAAGTGTAACTGAATAGGGGGCATATTTACATTTTGTATAGCTTTTTCCGTTTTGCCAGCCGGGGGATGAGTTTCATTCACACACCAAGTCAAATTTCAAACTTTACAATTATAATTAACAGATCATAAATATTGTATAAATTTTTCATAAACTCAGCAGAAAATGTCTTCGGTGTCGTATTCGGCAGACTACTATTTTTCCTAGCATTTTTTAAATTCCAATCTCATAAAAACTATAAAATCAATTCCAAATCATCAAAAACGCTATAAAAAATAACATTCTCATCGAACTCACTTTAAATTTCACAAAATCCAGTCTCAAGTTTTATAGATTCTATTATCTTATCTTATGATAAAAATCTCAGAATCATCAAGAAAATCAATATTTTACACTACTCTCCCACTTTCTAAATTCTAATAGTTTATTCGAACTCTACCGAACTCTTAAAATTATTGCACAAAAATACATAAAGGATTCTGTAATGAAGAATATATTAATAATGCATAATATCATTTGTAAATTTTAAAAAATGGAGGAATTATAATGAAGTCTCAAGATAAATATGATATAATCATAAAAAAAATTACAAAAGATTGGAATAAGTTTATAGAAAGCCAAGACAAAAAAGAAAAATGGATAACACCAAAATACTCAAAAAAGGAAATTAATCAAGCTGGATCTATAATAGCAAACCCATTATCTACCGATGAGGAACGTAACAATGCTCTTATAGTTCTTAATAACTGGAGATCTGCACATGCATATCCTCTACAAGTAATATGCAATAATCTGCGCTTTAAAAATCCAAATGCTATTGTTGTACAACGATTAAAACGATTAGATTCTATCATTGGGAAAATAGAAAGATTTCCTGACATGAAACTTTATCGTATGCAAGATCTCGGTGGATGTAGAGTTATTGTGGATACTATTGATCAGGTATATGATGTTGTGAACAATTATAAAAAATCACGTATTCGTCATATATTTAAAAAAGAAAATGATTATATCCAATCTCCAAAACCATCTGGGTATCGTTCTTATCATATGGTATATCAATTTCAAAGTGATAAGAAAGAGACCTATAATAAAAATATACTTATAGAAATTCAATTCCGTACAAAATTGCAACATATATGGGCTACTGCATTAGAGACTATGGGAATTTATACAAATAAGAATTTAAAAGCAAGTCAAGGTGACAAAGATATTTTAAGATTTTTTACATTAGTTTCCTCTGTATTTGCAATACAAGAAAATACTAATGTATGCCCAGGTACTTCTAATCAATTAAATGAACTTATTGAAGAAATAAAAGATTTAGATCAAAAACATCGCATTATAGATACTTTAAATGGCATAAAAATAGTTATAAACCATATTAGCAGTAAAAAGATAAATGATAAAAATGTTTACTTTATGTTAATTCTTGATTATTTAAATAGAAAAGTCACTATAAAAACTTTTAAATCTTCTGAAATAGAAATTGCAACACAAGCTTATAGTGAGATAGAAAAATCAGCAGATATAAATGTTGTTTTAGTTTCAGCAATTTCGTTTGATTCTTTAAAAGAAGCATATCCTAACTATTTTGCTGATATTTCAGGATTTGTAAGAATATTAAAAGATATTATGAAAAAATATTAAAATCTACAATATTTTAAGGCAGATGAAAATATCTGTCTTTTTTTTTATGCATTAAAACAATCTCAAATTTTTTCAAATATAGATATAATATTTATAAGTTCAATTTTACAATCTTATCACTTGAAATAAGTTGATTATCATTTGAATGATTTTGATATTACAAAATATCCAGAGTATCCTCAGTACATTATCCAAGAGCAACAAGATAGGCTCCTCTCCTTCTGTCAAAAACATTTTGATAATTTCAAAAATGCAATTTGTTTTTCCCAGAAGGATATAAAAGTAATTTATCTTTAAACCTTCCCCCCGGAGAAAAGTACCTTACTGAAAAGCTGAGATCGAAGATGATGTTATAATATACAATCTAAACTGGAAAATAATTCTTATACTTAATAATCTTAAAATAAAAAAAATGGGAGGATGTTATCTTTAAAAAAGAGAAATATATAAAATATATCATATTAAAAGGCACACAGATAAGGGGTATTTTTTACATTATTTGGAATTTATCATCCATACCATATATCGGTTCGAAATTTAGAAATTAAATTTTTATATTTTTCTGAAACAAATGTAGAAGTAGATCTTGAAACAAAAATATATTTTTTACAGAAAGGAATATTTCTTATGACAAACCAAACCAACACAGCTTTACAGGTAATTAATTTCAATTTTTATGGTGATGATCTCATTGCATTGAAAGATAATGCAACTGGAGAAATCTACATCTCTATCAACTCAGTCCTTAGAGGGATTGGATTTACAACTAAAGATCAAATCCGTAAAAGACGTGATCGAATGTTAAATGATGTTGTACTGACAAAAGGAGTACAGAATTTTGTACTACCAACAAGAAGCAGTGCCAAAAATGACACCCCTATGAATCATCAAGAAGTATTTTGTATTTCACAGCGCAAATTACCTTTAGCATTAGCAAAAATCAATATTACACCGTCTATGAAAAAGAAACAACCAGAGTTAGTTTCAAAGCTTGAACTTTATCAAGACAAATGCGCTGATGTTTTAGCTTCAGTATTTATTGATCACAAATCAACAGAGCAACTTAAGATGCAGCCAATAATAGAGTCTCTTGATAATTTTACAAGAACAATGAATGAAACTCTCTCATCTTTAAATGAAAGAATAACAAAACTCGAAGAATCTCAGGAAAATATACAGAAATCGATACCTAAAAAGCGATTTTCGTATTGGCAGTCTAAAATGTTTCCGAAATATCAAGCACTAATGGATTATTTTGGAATTCCTTCGGGTAAAAATGGAATCTTATACAAGGAATTATATAAAGAATTTCATAATACATATCCTAATATTGAGATCAATCAGATTGTAGATGACTACTGTTATGAAAATAGAATAGATAATTGCTTTACATTAGATGCAATAGAACATGATAAAGATGCGAGAAAATTATTTGAAGGCATTGTAAATGGATTATTAAAGAAAAATGATTTAGTTCCGGAGAATATATATGTTAGAGAGAAAACAATATTTGATGATATAGATAAATTAGCTAAGGAAGAAAATGAAAAAGAGAATTAAATTATGTATCATATATTACCTATAACCAACAACAATCAAAAAGTTTTTAAAAGAGTAATTGATGTAGCTATGTATATAGCGGAATCAATTACGATAGTAGTCTTTATTTATATATATAGTCTTTTATTTATAAAAGGATGGCCAATTCTGCACACTGTGGTGTGACATACTTTGCATATTTTTCTTCAAGTATGTCACACTCTGATGTGATATACCTCAAAAATTGAGATAAAAGGAAGGAAGAAAATCATGAGAATTATAAAGGGAGTCAACACAGGATCAAGAAAAGAAAAAGTATATGAAAGCACATCATTTAAAGATGGAAAATTTACTGAGGAAGAATTAAAGTAATACGGATTATCAGAAGACGAAATTTCTACAATCCTTGAATATCAAGCACTTTTACCTATTTTACAGTCTGTAGAAAGTGATTCAAAAGTTAATGCAAGAGATTTACATAAGCAATTGAATAGTGGTTGGAAATTTACAGATTGGATTGAAAATCGTATCAAATCTTATCGATTAATTAAAGGTGTTGACTATTCTACTATTTCCAGAAAGTACGAAATAGACGGATTTGCCGAATCTAAAGACATTTTAGATTATATTCTCACTCTTGATTGCGCTAAACAGTTAGCAATGGTAGAACGTACAGATATAGGAGCTTTAGTAAGAAGATATTTCATCATTATAGAAAAAGCATTTAAGAATCTCACAAATTGGAATAGGAATCGTAAAAACACACTTATTAATTGTAAAGAATTGCGTGGTGCTTTAATTATTAAAAGAGAAGAATTACTTAACGGTGTTCCTGAGTGGATTACTAATGGAAATTTATACTCTATTGAATTTTCATTGTTAAATTCTGTGATACTTGGGATGTCAGCTACTCAATATCGTAAAAAACATAATATATCTTCCAATGAGCAAATACGTAATTATTTTTCTGAAGATCAATTAGATGATGTGGAAAGGTTGGAAAGATATGATGCCCAACTTATTATTTCTCAGGAAATATATTCCTATGAAGAGAGAAAGCAAATATTAGAGGCAGAATATAATCATGTAAAGAACAAAAAGACCAAATGGATATAAGAAAGGAGATGTTTTACATAGAAAATAATAATAGATCACCAACAGAAAATTTAAAACTTCCAGATACAATAGATCGCTTTATCAAAATACCAAAAGAAATAATTTTAGCAAACACTCTTCCAGAACATAGGACATCTATATTTTTATATTTTAACTATAACCAGACATGGGAAAATACTGTTCACTACTCTCCTATTTATATGATCCAATGGTGTAAATATAAAGCAAATTGGCATAGGGGCACTAAAAAAAATATATTCACAAAATTTAGAGATTGTATGGATTGGTATTTTGAAAATGGATACATTATTGATTTTGATAAAGAGAAGTATATACAGAATACATTTCAATCGTCTTTATTAAATTATGAAAAACTCAACCCTAAAAACAATTTTGGTATTTTATATGACTTTGAAATAGAAATAATAAACAAATACCAATCGTCATATAAGCCACTTAACAAAAGTATATTATTTCTTCTTTTATCTTATATAAAGGCTTTTACATGGATTAGAACAAATGAAATAACCGGGCATTCTGAAAAATCAAAGAAAAATAAACCTGAAATATTCTATTCTCAATTTCAAACTATGGCCGCTTTTATAGGAAGCAGTAGAAAAATGGTTGCAAAGGCAACTGCAGTTTTAGAAGAACTAGGTTTAATCGAAACTTATAGAATGCCAAGATACAAAGATTCTAATGATAACTGGCATACAGATGATATCATTTATATTTTGCCTTATAAATATGTATCAAGAAATAAGAAAATAGTCCCCTGTACAAAAGAAGAATATAATCCTGAAAAAGAATTAGAATATGGTATTTTATTTTTACGTAATCAAAATTATGTAAGCAAGAAATTTTATCAAAAATAGCTAATTTAAAAACAGAATTAAAACATATAAGTTTTAAATATTATATAAAAGAACTGAGGTGATTTATTTGACATTCAAAAACACAAGTTAGTAATAATTATGTCTATTTTTATGGAATAAAAAAAAGAAGTAATTGTTATAGCTACTATAAATCAAATTAATTATGGTAAACAATCATAAAAAGAAAGGATGAAAATATTTATGATTAAACATTTACAAGACAGAAAATCATTAAAAAAAGGAGAATATTTAGTAACTAATGGCAAAAATATTTTACAATACAGGATGTTATAAAGTAGACCATACTACTTACGGGGGTGAGTTGTCATTATTTGATTTTGAAGAGAAACATACAATAAAAACAATGGCAGATAAGATTATGAGAGATTTTTCATTTGATAAGCGATGCAAAAAAAATGCAGAATTTAGAGAAAAAAGCAAAATTATTAATAAAGGAGAAAATTAAAAATGAATACAGTCAATGAAATGAAAAGAAATGAAAAGAAAATGATTAAAGGAACGCTCAAGCCTAAATATAGATATTGGGGGCAAATTATTGAAATTGACTTGCCAGAAGAATGTGATGCTGCAGGATATTCTGTGAAGTGTATGTATAGGTATGATAAGAAAAAAGAAAAGTACGCACTATCCATGTGGTTGCATTACAAAGGTATAGATGATGATTTCAGAATTGATTCTCAGGAAATTGACACGCAATATATTTCTGGAACCAAGGAAACAATTATCGAAAACATTTATAGAATTGTTCAGCAGGCAAGTTTATCTGGATATTTTGCGTCATATATTGAAAGATTTGAATATACATACGATTGTTTTGAAAAAGGAGATAAAATTTATGAGACAGAGAATTTAAGTAATGAAAGCAGTGACGAAAAGTGATTATAAATATTTTGAAAAAGCAAGACAGGTTGCGTTAATATCTGATTATAAGAAAATTCATATCGGATGCATTGCTGTTTATCAAGGGAATATAATTGGAGTTGGATGTAATTGTAACAAAACGCATCCAGCTCAGAAAATATATAATCAATATCGTATATCATCTGAATCAATGTTGCCTAAATTGCACGCAGAAATCAATTGTATAAATTCTATTAAACATCTTGATATTAATTTTTCAAAGGTAAAATTATACATATATCGCATCAGGAAGGATCAACCATATGGGTTATCTAGGCCATGTCCTTCCTGTATGGCAGCAATCAAAGACCTGGGAATTAAAGATATATATTATACAAGTAACGATGGTTATGTTCATGAAAGAATAAAGACCGAAAGAAAGAAGGTTGCATAATTTGTGTGATTTGTGTTTAAAGGAAGTATGTGTACCACGATGTCCTAACTACTCTCCGCCCAAAATAATTCATTATTGTTCTATATGTGGAGAGGGAATTTATGATGGTGAAGAGTATGTTAGAAATGATGATGGTGAATATCGTCATTGGGAATGTTTTTATGGCATGAGAGATCTGTTGGAGTGGTTAGGATATGAGATTAAAACTATGAAAACTATAGAGGACGAAAATTAATGAAACCGATGATAAAGAATTGGTTGTGGAGATTTGTTCCACATATTCATAATTTGGATGAAGTAATTTATATTAATTGGCTTGGGTATGAATGGTTTATTTGCAAAAGTTAGAATTGGATAAAAGGTTATAAAGGAGAATATATGAAAGAAGGAATTGTTTCAAGGGAAATTTTCACAGAAGTTATAGAAGAAGTTCAAAAATCATATGACTATCAAGAAGGATTAAATAATTTTTTTGAAAAAAATAGTGTTGATGGATATATTTATCAACCTGATTGTATATGTGCAGTTATTAAATTGTTACATAACATTTTTATAGAAAAGGATACCAATGAATGGATTAGTTATTTTTGCTTTGAACTTAATTTTGGCCGAAAGTACAAAGAAGGATTAGTTTTGGATAAAGACGGAAAAAATATAAATTTATCAACAATTGATGATCTGTATAATTTGCTAACCGAATAGAGGTGATGTGATATAAGTGAGTTTGGATTAAAAATCAAAAATATAGAGGCAAGTACATTATTTGAATATAATAATGGTGTACGGGATCATTATGAATATAAAGATGCAATGTTTGCTAATAGTCTATTTAGTGATTTTTTAAAAGAAAATGGATTGAAAATTTGGAAGAATGAATCTACTAGAGATATTATTTGCTTAGAATTTAATTATGGATCAAGATCCTATCAAAAAGAATTAGAGCACTTAAAAAAAATTGCTAAAAATGCCAGAAAAGAATATCGTATCGCAGATGTTCGTAGAGATAAATATTTAATGGAAAAAACGTTAAATAAGAGAAAGAAGATTTCCACTTTATTATGCATTGCACATAAAAATAAGGATAAATATAAATCGCTTACGAATGAAGAATTAAGGACATTAATATACAATGCTGGAATTGATGTTAAATATGTGACACGAGATAGAAATGGTGTTATAAAAAAAGAAGAAGTAATTCATTATAAAATGCTTTATCGAAGTACCGGGAAAGCAAAAAAAGGTACATGTATGTTTATTAAAGACAAACTATATAAAAAAGCACGAAATTTTTTATATATGGGCATTAAACCTTCTGATGATAATCCAATGATTGTTGAACTAAGTGCTTATGCTCCATTAGTCTCAAGTGGAATTGTTGGAAAGGTTAAGATTAATCCAAAGAATATATTAATATTAAAAGATATTGATAAGTTTTTTACAACTAATGTAATTAGTGTGGAAACCGATGATAATAAGCATTGTGTTGCAAAAATGATAAATAATTACAAATTAAAGAATACACTTTTTGACGGACAAGCATTAATTGATAGTAGCATTTTTCCTTCCTGGGGTAATGGTTACATATTACTGCGTCATCATTTTTGTAAAATGGCTGCGTTTAATACAAACATACAGAAATTTTTTAAGGATTATTTTGGAGATAATTATCAGACTGCTACTGTTAAGGATATGTTTGGAAATGTCCATTATGCAAAAGATATCGAGTTAATCACTACTGATAATGCATTAAAATGGATAAAATTTGATAAATCTTATGACTATTGGTGCGAAAAAGTATATGAAAACAATTGTATGTTTGGAATTGTTAAAACAGCTCATGAAAGTAAACTTGGATCTGTTCAAAAGATGAGTTACCAAATGGTAAATTCATTGGATGTAAATATAATGGAAAATGTTGTTAGGAAAAGTGTTGATTATATTACTGATTTAAAAACAAAGGATGATGTATTTTTAGATTATTTAGAAAAGAATAGTAACTTTTCAAATGACTATGAAGTATTGATAGCATTATGTGAACAAAATCCAGATTTCGTAAGGAGTGAATATTTTAGAAAACGTAGAGAATTCATAATTAAAACATATATCCTTAATTTTAAAAGTGGAAAAATAATACAAGACGCAGATAATCTTACTGTGGTTGGATCTCCTTATGCTATGCTGTTATATGCTGCTTCTGGAAAAGAATCTGATGTTGATAAAGATGATACTTTTTGTTATGAAAAAAATACAGTTCAATGTTATACTAGTAGATTCAGTGACGGCGAATATCTTGCGTTTTTCAGAAGCCCGTTTAACGGAAAATACAATTTAACATATCTTCATAATACATACAATAGTAAGTTTGAAGAATACTTTAATTTTGGGAAACAGATCATAGCGATAAATATGATTGGTACAGATATTCAAGATCGGAACAACGGGTTGGACATGGATTCGGATTTTGGATATACAACAAATCAACCTGATATTGTAGCACATGCTAGACAATGCTATTTAAAATATCCTACTATTGTAAACAACATCCCAAAGGAAAAAAATAAATATCATAATACAATGGATGATTTTGCATTAATCGATAATAATTTAGCTAAGTCACAAACGGATATAGGTGAGTCGAGTAATTTGGCACAGATTGCTCAAACTTACGAATGTAATTTTCCAGAGAAAAAATATAGTGATTACGTATGTATTTTGAGTGTATTGGCTCAGGTGAGTATAGATAATGCGAAAAGACGTTTTGATGTTAACCTGACAGATGAAATCAAAAGAATCAAGAAAGACATGGATATTAAAGAGTATAAGTATCCTGTTTTTTGGTCTATTATAAAAAGGGGGTTTAATAAGAAAAATATCAATCATAACTTAATCTGTCCTATGAATTATCTATATAAACTTAAATTTAAAAAAATTCGACACAATGCTTCTACACTCCCAATGTCAGATTTTTTTATAAAACATAAATTAGATATCAACAGAAAAACATGCAAAAGGGTCGAAGAAATGATTAGTAAATATTCAATAGCATTATATATAAATAATACTCTTGATATTAATGAATATGATTCTTTTCAAAATTATTTACTATTGAGAAGCGATTTTGATGAGCTTGTTAACACAATTCGTTGTATGAATATTTCTGGCAATTATATAGGTTTAATGTCATGGCTAATAGATAGAGCATTTGAAATTACTCCAGATGTTTCTAGGAACAAAATGCTAAAAACTAATCTTGGCACTAATAAATCATTGCTTTTAAAAATATTATATGAAATTAATCCAAAATGTTTTTTAAGATGTTTCAAATGAAATTTTGTTTTTTGGTATACATTCAAACAGTTTACATTTCAAAGAATGGCTTAAAATAAAGGTTTTTAAAGATTTCTTATCAAACCTTATGAGGGGAAAGTGCGTATAGCATGATTATCTTCACCGCTATTGTATCCAAATGCGGGATATAAGTATGGGCAACGTTGAAATATTATGCCATGCCACGGGCCTAATACGTGGCAGTATGAAAAGATTTTCAGCTTATTTTAAATTTTACTTTTGTTTGTGTCTATAGCTCAGTTGGTAGAGCACTTGACTTTTAATCAAGATGTTCCTGGTTCGATTCCTGGTAGACACATTTATTTTAAATATTTATAAGATAATTATAATTTTGCCTGGGTATCGAAGTGGTCATAACGAGGCGGTCTTGAAAACCGTTCTGTTCAGTAGCACTGGGCACGGGAGTTCGAATCTCTCTCCAGGCGTTATAAATAGAAGTATAGTTCACTTCTAATACTTTATATATTTTTTTATGTGAGGGAGCGTAATTCAGTGGTAGAAGATACGTCTTATAAGCGGATTGTCGGTGAGTTCGATTCTCCCCGCTCCTATTATGGTGGTTGAAAGTTTGTAAAATTATATAAACTCTGTATGCTTAGGTGTTATATGAGTAAACATATAGATACAGTTTAAATTAAATCCTTACTGATGTTGATATAATTTTTAGCAGCCAGTAAATGAACGTGCTGAAGATTTACTTTTTATCTTAGGTATCTCAATATGTTGCTACCATTTTTTGAAGTCACTATTATAGTGGCTTTTTATATTATTGCAGATTATGCTGGAGAAGATCAACACATGGCTCATAACCATGGTGCACGAGTTCGAGTCTCGTATCTGCAATTATTTGTCTGTTTAATATAAATAGACCTCCGTAGCAAGGCTCTTCGTTAAAAGTCCGAATTATTTATTGGTATATAGCTCAATGGTAGAGCACACGGCTGTTAACCGTGGGGTTGTTGGTTCGAGTCCAACTATATCAGTTTACTTTCCTTTTGCAGGAGAGAATTTTTAAGAAAGTGAGTAAAGAATTATTTTTAAAATTTCTAAACATGAAATGGAGTATTTAGTAAGTAAGGGAATTAAATATGGTGAGAATGGATTAATGTCTACTACTGCTCATCATAAATCTTGGTATGTTACAGAAACACCAAAAATTTTATCATTGCTGAATTTATTTCGCAAGGAAAATACTATCGTATTCACAAAATAATATGAAAGAAGGTTCATTATTATGGCAAGTCAATTAAAGAAAACCAGAACAATTACAGATAAAGTTTCAGTTAAGGGTTTTTTATCTGATGATGGAACTGCAATTACATACATAGATGAAAATAAAGAGGAACAGGAGATTACCGTAGAGGAATGTTTAAAAACATTTCTAGGATGTCCTATTGATTTTTCTGTAAGTGTGAAATCTGAAAAAGATCTTCTTGACGAAGAAGATGAATGATAAAGGTGGTGAAAACACTTTGTTTAATACAGCTAAAAGTGATACAGAAAATGAATTTCAATATCTATGGCGGCTTGGTCAAGCGAAAGATTCTGGAGTACTAGATATTGATTGGAATGGTATTGCTTTTCTTATGAATAAATATTGTGGAGATCCAGATAAGCCTTATTCTGAAGCTGCGTATCGTAAACCATATCAAATGGCAAAAAAATTTATTGAATTTGGTGTTTTTAATAACTTAAATGAAGATGAATATTTTAAAGAGTTACAATTACAGAAGCAAGAATTGGAAAAAGAACGTGTAAAAGTTCGTGATGAACGCAATGAATTAAGACGCATACTTCGTGAAGAAGCACGTAAAGAAAGTTATAGAGAACAAATATTACGTATTATATCTGAATCTCAAAACAGTCCTTTAGAATACGATAAGGAAAAAAAGTTTTCAGGAGTGTTAAAAGCTGATAATGATCTATTAATTTCTTTTTTTGATGTTCATACTGGAATTGAATCAAAAAACTTTTGGAATAACTTTGATCAAAATATATTAAAGGATCGTATAAATAAATATTTAGATAAGATTTTAGAAATACAGTTAAGACATGGTTCAGAAAATGCCTATATTGTTTTAAGTGAGCTTACATCTGGACTAATCCACGTAACCCTTCGAATAGAAAACAATCAAGATTTAATAGAACAATTTTTATGCATTACAAATTATATTTCTGAATTTCTATATGAACTAAGTTATCACTTTAATAATGTCAATGTATATGTTGCACCTGGAAACCATGGAAGATTATCTGCAAAAAAAGAAGAAAGCCTTACAAATGAAAATATGGATAATTTAGTAATTCCATTTTTAAGAGCAAAATTACAAAATATTAAAAATATCTTGTTTTTTGATAATAATATAGAATCATCTATTGCAATATTTAATATTCGAGGGCAAACAGTATTTAGTAGTCATGGTGATAAAGAAAGTTTGGAAAAAGCAATTCCAAATTTGACATTATTCACAGGGGTGCAGCCAAATATATATTTAAGTGGCCACAGGCATACCAATGCCATGATTACTGTTTATGATTCAAAAGTATTACAAGCTGGTTGTATATCAGGCCCAGATTCGTATTGTATGGATAATAGATTAAGAAATCGCCCAGAACAAATCGTTTCTGTTATTACTGAAAATGGTTTGGATTGTATATATGATGTAAAATTTTAAACATTTTATTATGGTGAAGAGTAAATACTACTCTTCTATTTTTATGAAAATTTTAAGGAGAATAAAAAATGACAAAAGTTGAATTTATTAAAAAAATTGTTGATGTTACCAAAGAAAAATATGATGGAGAAAAAGAATTAAATCAAAAAGATGTAAATGTCATCCTCTCATCTCTTGAAACTGTAGTTAAAAATGCTGTATTAAAAGATGACGAAGTAACAATTCCAGGAATTGGAAAGGTAAAAACCAAGGTAGTACCTGAAAGAACTGGAACTGTAATGATGGGAGAAAACAAAGGTCAAAAATGGACGAAGCCAGAACATAAAGAAGCAACCTTTAAAATTTCCAAATCTTTAAAAACAATTTTCGAATAATTGAATTGGTGGTGTTTTATATTGAAACAGTTAAATTTTATTGATTATAAATATTTCGCAGAAGAAATAGTTAAAAAAGTTGAATCACTAGATGATAAGTATGATAGCGTAACTGTTATCGCCAAATATGATGAAACAAGAGAATTAATTAAAAATTTAATAGGTTTTGATTATGATATCGCATCTATTGAATTACATATGGAAGATTTTAAAGGATATTGTGATGAATATATTACAAGTATCAATCAGAATAATGAAATTTGGTGCGAACCATTTAAAAAGGATGGGAAATATTTTAATAATATCGCCGTTGAAATTTACATTCTGAGTAATTGTTCTTCCAAAGTAATTTCCCATTGCGAATCAAATTATATATATGAGGTTTTAATTGGTGAAGATGTAGATGAAGAATGCACATATGCACTAGAAGATGAAAAAATTCATGGGTTTACTGTTAGTAAATCTGATGATCAAGGTTACCATTCATATTCATTTTATACTTCAGATAATTTGGATAAAGAAGATATTCAAGACATTTTGAAAATGATTAAATTTTAAAATATTTATCATTTTAACTGATGAAATTTTTTAGAGAAAATACAGAGAGTGGAAGTATCTGTCTACTAGTGAAGAGGCTAGTTACTTATTGGACGGAAGGAAGTGAATATTTTATGGGAAATGGCAGAAAAACTGTTTATAATAGTATTTCATCACCAGAAAAGTTAGAAAAGGTTAATCCAGAGAATATTCAGTTAGGTAATGACTTTCTTGAATATTTAATTTCCATCGATCGTAGCAAATCTACAGTAGATGCTTACCGGAATGACTTAAATATTTTTTGGTGTTGGAATCTTGATAATAATAACAATAAATTTTTTATAAATTTATCTAAACGAGAAATTGCAAAATATCAAAATTACTGTTTGAGTGTTCTTGGATGGAGTCCAGCAAGAATGCGAAGAGTAAAATCAACACTTTCATCCCTAAGTAATTATATTGAAAATATGATGGATGATGAATTTAAAGACTATCGGCCTATTATAAGAAAAATTGAAAGTCCAGTGGCTTGTGCTGTTAGAGAGAAAACGATTCTTGAAGAGGGACAATTACAGGAATTATTAGATAAATTAACTGAAAAAGCACAATATGATAAAGCATGTATGCTTTCTTTGGCCATGAATAACGGAAGAAGAAAGTCTGAATTACCAAGAATGAAATTATCATATTTTACCAAAGATAATATTATTTATGGTTCATTATATAAGACACCTGAGACTGTCACTACTAAGGGGAGAGGATCAAGAGGTAAGCAACTTATAGTTTATACACTTAAAAATGGTTTTCAGAAATATTTGGACTTATGGTTAAAATACAGAGAAGAAAACAATATTACATCAGAATGGCTAATACCAAGAAAAGAAAATGGTGTTTATATTGATGAACAAGTTCCCATTACAACTATGGATAGTTGGGCTGAAACATTTTCAAAAATATTAGGAGTGCCTTTTTACTGGCACTCATTACGTCACTTCTTTACAACAAAATTATCAGAGTCTAATATTCCTGATGGAGTTATTCAAGATATTATCGGATGGGATTCTGCAGATATGTGTAGATTATATTGTGATACTCCAACTGACGCTAAATTTGAAAAATATTTTGGAGAAGAAGGTATTAAGGAAGTTAAAAAGAAATCTTTATCTGATATGTAGCGTCATTAGATTCTAATTTTATAAAACAGCGAATAACAAACATGAATGTTATTGAAACTGGATATCCGGAATCTAATTGCAGCTAGTTGACCGCTTTATGCTGTATAACACATATCGATTCATATTAGTCACCTGATAAGTGCCTAGTAATTGTGTAAGCCTGTTCTAAATTATCCAAGCATATGCTATTGGTACGCAATTTATGTATATAGATTAAAGACCAAAATATCTATATTTGGATACAGGGCAGTTTATTTTGGGATGCTTTAGAAAAGCATCCACTTAGTCCTTTTGGTGGAATGGAAGACACATCGAGTTTAAGCCTCGATGGCTATATGCCGTGTAGGTTCAAGTCCTACAAGGGACATTACTTATATACGATAATTAAAAGATAAGGCAGGTGAGAAAATGGTTAGAGATTTAGATGTTGTTGAAAGACAGTTGGAAATGGGAATGGTAAAAACAATAACCACTGGAAATATTTTGAATTATGTAGAATTACTATTTAGTCCAAATATAAAATCACAGTATTATTTTAATCAAGGGAAAAATTTAATACAGCATTGTGTGAAAGATTGTGATTTAGGTGTGGAAGGTTATAATTGTAATATAAATAAAAGAGTTTTGCGTGATGTTATTATTAATCTTAATACTTTATATAATCAATTGGAAGACGATCCGGAAGATACTGTGAAAGGAGATAAATGCTTATGACTTTTAATGAAAAAATTGATATTCAAGATAATATCGTAAAATATTGTTTACAAGCAAAATATAATGAGGAATTAACTGATGATGAAACAATGGAGATTGAAACATTACATGACTATGTACGAAAGATTAAGTTTACTGATATTGATTTTACTGCAAATGTCAAAATGGATTCTGATACACCTACTGTAACTGAGGATGAGGTGGGTGATGCTGTTGTAGAAGTTTCTTTAGGTAAAGTGGCACCAAAAGAATATGTTTTAGATGAAAATCTTAATATTATGTTTTCAATTGATGCTACACGTATAAATGATTCTGAATTAAATAGTATTTTAACTACAAAGCCTCTTGTAAGCCAAGCGAAGATTGCTGTATTTCAGTCAAAAATCAAAGAGAAAATTACTGAGATATTAACTGAAATGCGGAACGAAGATAATACTTTTGAAAAAGAATCTGAGACTATTCTGTAAGGAGAGATTTTATGTATTCTATATTAATTAAAGATAAATCAAATTTGTATAGATTTCTTACAATTAAGCAAGAAATTCTTCAAGAAGTTATAAAAGAGGTAACGGATCCGGAAACGAATGAGGTGCGCAATGAAACTTCTTATGTAGGTACAGGCGAATATGAAACTGTACGTTTTGAGACAGAATCACGAGATGAATTAGAAGATAAATGCATTGAAATATTCGGAACTTATAATAAAAATGAATTTCTTGCTGTAAATACAGAACCTTTTAAAATGGATTTGATTTGGGGATCAGAAAATAAAGAATAGGAATAATTTTATAAGATAGCATGTGAGTACTACTCTCCTGCTTTTTTATTTGTAATAATAGTCCACTAAACTCCGCAATGGAATCTGTAAATGAAAATTTTCTTAAAATTGTTATGCAAGAAAATGCATTTTACAATGAAGCTGATAGCAAAAAATTTATAGATAATTTTAGTGAGTCTTTTTCAAGAAATACTTTTTATCGCTTTGTCATTGGTAATTACTATTCCAGCGCAGACCCACTAAGTGGATATATATGGTATGTCGATGGATTTAAAATGGGAACAGGTTATGAATGGCAAATGGCAAGGACTTATAGGCCAGATACTAACGGAACATTGTATTACCGGACAAAATATAGTAGTAGCTGGAAAGCTTGGGTAAAAATTTTATAATTACCCTAAAATCGCAAATCCCTTGTACCATGCATTCGTAATATTAGTGGCGGATCTATTTTTTAAAGTAACTACATATTTATCTATATTTATGTAGCATTCATAAAGCGGCCCTGATGAACCAATAAATATGGGACTTGCACTCGAATACTTCATAGATGTTCTACCAAGCTCTACAGTCTCACCGGATGAAATGGCTGGGGTTTTTACGACATATACCAATATAAAATTCCCCATTCTTTGAAACATTATCTGAGAATCTCCTTTGGTAAACAATTCCGTATCACTGATTGATGCGTTGATTTCTTCCATTGCGGAGTTTAGTGGAGGAAAAGAGGAAGAAACAATTTTTGCATAATAATTATATCTATTATATATTGAAAGGACTATGCTTATGGCAAAAACAAAATTAGAACAGGCGCATAAGGCTATAAGCGCGTCTACAAAAATAAATACAAGAAAACAAATAACGCTAGAAACATCATTAAAAAAAGAGTCTTATGTATGTTGGTGTTGTGGCAAAGAATATAAAAAGTTATCTGGAAACTTTACACCAACTAATTTTCCTTTGTTTAAACATTATGGATATTATCCTGTTTGTAAGCAATGTACTGATAAATTTTATCCAGAAATGATTTCATTTTTTGAGGGATCAGAAGAAAAAGCTATAGAGTTTATTTGTATGATGTATGGTCTTTATTTTAACGAATCACCTTTGGCAGCAAGTAGAAAAATAAGTGAACATAGAGGTCGTTTTCATACATATACAAGTAAAGTACAAATAAAGCCTTGGGTTGGATTATCATGGTTAGATACATTAAAACAGAGATATGAAAAAGAAAACAACAGAATAGAAAATTATGATGATATCAAATCAGACAAAAAAACAAGATTAAAAACTGTTAAATTTTTTGGTACTGGATTTACTGATGATGATTATCAATATCTTCAAGATCAATATACTGATTGGACTACTCGATGTGAATGTAAAACGAAGGCACAAGAAGAAGTGTTTAAAAGAATTTGCTTTAAGCAATTAGAAATATTAAAAGCAAATCGTAAGGGTGCAGATACTAAGGATTTGGACAGAACTTTTCAAGATTATTTGGATACTGCTAATCTTAAGCCAAAACAAAATAATTTAGATGCTTTATCAGATGCGCAAACTTTTGGAACTTTATTAGCAAAATGGGAAAATGAAAGACCTTTACCTGATATCGATGAAGAATTGAAGGATGTTGATAAAATTGGTTTATATATAGACGTATTCTTTCGTGGTCATTTAGCAAAAATGATGGGATTAAAAAATGGATTGTCTAATCTTTATAATAAATTTATAAAAAAATATACTGTAGAACGCCCAGAATATGAGGGGGATGAAGACAATGAAGCACTATTTGATGCCATTTTTGGTAATCAAACAGATGATGAGTAGACAGGTAATTACATGACTGAAAGTCGTAAAATGACTACTAAAGAAGTTGCTAATGAAAAAGCAAAGAGAATGATGGAAGGTGTTTCTTATTGGGGAGCTTTTTATCGTAAAAATCCCCAAAGATTCTGTAAAGATTATCTCAATATACATCTTAAGTTATTTCAGAAAATATTGCTATATGCAATGATGTGTAACAATTACTTTATGTTTTGTGCTAGTCGTGGCCTTGGGAAAACTTGGCTTACGGCTCTTTTTTGTGTAGTTAGGTGTATTTTATTTCCAGGAACAAAAATATGTGTTGCTAGTTCTACTCGTGTTCAAGCTAATGAGGTTCTATTAAAAATTACTGATGATTTCTGTAAAAATTACGATTGGGGTTCTGATTTACTAAATAATGAAATTTCTAATAAATCTGTTGGTCAGAATAATGCAGTTATAGAATTTAAAAATGGTTCGTGGATTAGAGTTGTTACTGCATCTGATAATGGACGTGGAGCTAGAGCAAATATTTTAATTGTTGATGAATTTAGAATGGTTGACTTAGATGTAATTAATACTGTTCTTAGAAAATTCTTAACAGCTCCTCGTACCCCAGGATATTTAACCAAAAAGGAATATGAACATCTTGTAGAACGTAACAAAGAAATTTACATGTCTAGCTGCTTCTACAAGAGCCATTGGTCCTTTGAAAAAGCTAAAGCATATGTTGTAAATTTTCTTGATGCTACTAAGAAATATTTTATATGTGGTCTTCCATATCAGATTGCAATTAAAGAAAATCTCTTATCGAGAGAACAGGTTGAAGATGAAATGTCTGAAGCTGATTTTGATGAAACGAAATTTTCTATGGAGATGGGAGCAATGTGGTATGGTGATACTGGTGATGCATTCTTTTCTTTTGATGATGTATCAAAACGCAGAAAATTGAAAACAGCAATGTATCCTCCATCCTCAAAATATAAAGTTCCTGATCTAGCAATAAATGAAAGACGTATCTTATCTGTTGATATTGCTCTTATGGCTTCTAAAAAGAAGAAAAATAATGACGCAAGTTCTCTCATAATTAATAGTTGTATTCCTACAGGAAACAATAATTATATCTCTAATATAGTATATTCTGAAAATCATGAGGGCCTAACTACTGATGAATTGGGATTGATAGTTATGAGATTGTATTACTCTATGAAATGTACTGATATTGCAATTGATACTAATGGCATAGGACTTGGAGTATATGATTTTATCATAAAAGATCAATTAGATCCAGATACAGGAGAAACATATGCTGCTCTTTCATGTTGTAATAATAAAGATATGGAAGATAGATGTAAAATAAAGAATGCGCCAAAAGTTGTATGGTCTATTAAAGCTAATCAATCTTTTAATAATGAAATGTGTACTATGTTAAGAGCAGGATTTAAAAATGGCAAAATTAATTTATTAGTATCTGAGTTTGAAGCTGAGGAAATATTAAGGGATAAAATCAAAGGATTTTCTAAATTGTCTATATATGAACAGACAAATAAAAAAATGCCATATATTCAAACCACATTACTTATTTACGAATTAATAAAATTGAATAGCAAAATAAATGGAAATAGTGTAAAAATTGAAGAACGATCAGGTGAGCGAAAAGATAGATATAGTAGTCTTGGTTATAACTATTGGGTTGCACGACAAATTGAAATAAAACAAAAACCACAAAATAATAATAAAACAAATATACGATCTATTACTTCTCATGTAAGAAAACCAAAAATATATTCCAATTAAGAAAGGTGGTGATTTATATGTCATCAAAAAATAACAATAAGCAATCTGATGATATTCAAAATCAACATAATAAAGATAAAAACAATGTAGAAAAATTTTTAGAACATAAATCACCAACTTTTAATTTTTCAAGCCTTAAACGATTAATGCTGTCAGAACTTAGCTATAAAGGTGCATTTAAATATAATCGAATATGTGGCTTTACACATAGGCAAATAATTAATATGACTCAACATCCAGAAAGATATGGGGATAATATTGTACGATTATCTCAATATATGATGCGTAAAAGTGGATATTATAAAAGATTGATAGATTATTTTGTGAATATGGCCGTAATAAATTGGACAGTTGATACGGAAATAAAACAAAATACATTATTTCAAATGAATCAAAATACATTTAGAAAGAATTATATTAAATTCGCTGCACAAATAAACAAATTTAAAATTGATAATCGTATCTCTGATATTATGAAAAAGATTTATGTAGAGGATGCATGTTTTGGGTTTATAATTGAAAATGATATTGATGCTTCTATATATTTTATAGATAGCCGATACTGTGAAATAAAATCTATTGCAAATGGAAATGTTTTACAATATGCAATAAATAGAAGTTTATTATCAGATTCATATATTGATACTCTTCCAGAAGAATTACAAATGTTATTAAAACAGTCAAAAGAAATATCATTAAATAATATGGTAAGAATACCTTATGAAAATTCTTTGTGTTTAAAATATCATAATGATTTTACTTATTTATATTCTCCATTTTATCCTCTAATTAGTGCAATATTAGATATTGATGATGTGAAAGACCTGGCGAAGGCAAAATCAGAAGCAGATGCGTATAAAATAGTCTATTTTAAAATTCCAACTAATGATGAAGGGCAATTGTCTTTGGGTGATGAACTAATTACTCCTTTTATTGAAGCTGCAGAGGCAATAGTTCCTGATCGTTTTGGAATTATACCATCACCCATGGATATCCAGCTTATAGAATCAAAATCAACTGTATCTGATGATAAAAATAAAGTAGAACAAAGTGTCGATAATTATTATGGCGAAGCAGGAGTATCAAAAGCTCTTATATCATCTGCGTCAAGCGGATCAGAATTAAAATTATCTATGAAAGTAGATTCATCTGAAATATATAGGATTTATCGTCAAATCGAAGCTTGGATAGATTTACAAATGAAATTGAGAGGACATATATATAATGGTTATCAGTTCACATGTCATATACTTCCAACTACAATTTTTGATATAGATGATTATATCGATAGGCAATTGAAACTTTCGCAGGCTTCTATACCTAACAAAGGAATGTTACTTGCAGCAAATGGAATTAATACAGCAAAGATGTTAGGTAATTCATTTACTGAAAATACAATATTTAAGGATATTTTTGATATGTGGCAGCCTTTAAAATCTTCACATACTCAATCCGGCGAACTAAATGAAAGTGGTAGACCAAAAAAAGATGAAACAGATATAGAATCTTCTACTGATACTCAACGTCAAAATGATAGTAACTCTATAGATAATAGAATATAAAAGGTGGTGATATTTATGGCATGTAAAAGCAAAGGAAACAAAAGTACTAAAGGCGGTCGTAAAGGAAAGTAAAATATGAGGTGGTTATTATAGGAACGATAAATATATTATCAAAGAAAAATGCTGATACTCTTTTATCTCTTGGTTATAAGTGTGTAGAACAAAGATTAAATCCAAATCAAATTGTATATTCTTTTATTGACACACCAGAAATTAGAAAATTTGTATCTTGTCAATTTGAAATGAATGATTTTTACATAGATAAAACAGTTTGTTTATAACATCCAAATTATTGGGTGTTTTTTATTTTAAAAAGTACGAAAGGGGGAAATTCACTAATTTGGAAAATCAAAAATTAAATAATATTAACATGACTGCGAAGTTTTCTAATTTTGAAGTTATAAATAAAGATTTTACGAGATGTAGATGTAATGTAATGTACACAGGTAGAAATAGAAATTATTCAGATATTACTGATGATGCATTACAAAAGTTTATTACAAGAAAAGGATATGCAAATATTCCTGTGGTAGCTCATATCATGAAAGATGATGAAGGAAATTATTATATTGGATCTCATGATCGAAAACTTATCATTAGTAATGAAGGTATTGATCTTATTGATGAAACTATACCATATGGAGTAATTCCAGAAGATTGTAATCCATCTATGGATTTAGTCACTGAAAAATCAGGTGTTAAACGTAATTATTTTTCAGTTGATATTATTTTATGGTCACATAGATATCCAATTATGAAAGCATCTTATAACGATGAAATTTATTTCAATCAATCTATGGAAGTTTCTTTTGATTCTTTTGAATATGACGATGACGGATACGCTGTAGTTCATGATTTTAGTATGTCAGCTCTATGTCTGTTAAATAAACGTGATAGTTCAGGAACAGAAGGAAATAACAAAAATCAGGAACCATGCTTTGAATCTTCTTGTGTCAAAAAATTTTCTATTAATGAATCCACATTTAAACATAATTTTGAATTAATGTTAGAAAAATTGAAAGAGTATGAATCGGCTAGTGCTACTACTGCTCTACCTGTTCAAAATACAGAGCTAAACAATAATCATCAAACGAAAGGAGAAAATAAGATGGATTTCACAAAATTTACTGCTCTTCTTTCAGATATTAAATGTGAAGGTAATGATTGCGTAAAATATGATCTTTTGTCTGCCGATGAAAAATTTATTTATGTATTGGACAAAGAGAATGGACGTAAAATTTATTCTGTGGAATATGTACTGTCAAATGATGATCCAGTTATTAATTGGAAAACAAAGACGGAAGGTGATATTACTTTTACTGAAAAATCTGAGGATAAAGATTCTCATTTAACCATAATTTATAACGAGTTAAATGATGAATTAAATAAGATGCACGAAAAATCTTATAATAAAAAGCTTAATGAAAAAATCAACGAAGTTTCAGAGCAATTAGGAGAAAAATATAACAAACTTCAAGAAAAATACGATACATTAAAAGAATCTTATAGAGTTGCAAAAGAAAAGCTTGATAAATTTGAAGCAAAAGAAGTCGAAAAGCAAAAACAAAAGCATATTGATTCTGTTAAAGAAATTCTGGATCGATTTGAAAAGAAAATCGGAAAAAATCCAGAATTTATTTATTTTAAAGCAAAACTTGGAGATTATGAAAAAGTTGATTTAGACAAACTTGATAAAGATCTCACATTAATGTCTGGAGAAATCATGATCAATTCTAGTAAAAATGAAAATTTCTCATATTCCCCAATTTCTACAAATGTAAATAAATATAGTACTGAAAATGATGCCAAAAACAGATATGGAAGTCTGCTTGATGGATTTATGGATTAAAGGAGGATTTAAATTATGGCAAAACATGGCATTGCTGAATCAACAAAATTACATGGTTGCATGAACATTAGTTTTGTAGCAACTGAGGATGTGGATAATGGCTCTATTGTAGCGAATGGTGGGTTAGCAGATGGACATACAGATGTGTATTCAGCTAAAAAACCAACTAAGGAAGATAAGGTTTATATCGTGATTCACTCTGTGTATGGATACGATGAAAGACTCGAGGAAGAAAAAAATGAAGATAATTACACTAATAAAGCAGGACGTATTTTTAGAACTTATGAGCTAAAGTCTGATAGAAAATTTAGAGTTTCTAGTGACATGATTACACCTGTTGATGATTCTACACCAGTTGAACCTGGTCAATATGTAGTTGCAAACGGTTCATATAAAATGTCCGCTGTTACTGCGGAACCTACTGATGCAAAGTTTGTAGGAATTGTTGAAACGGTTGAAGAAACAGGCTTCCCATATTTTGGAAGTTCTAAGGGTGTAAAAACTTCTGAAATGGGATATGTATTTGACACTCGTATTGTCAAAGTAAAAATTCGTGTAATTAAGAATGATTAATTTGAAAAGGAGAAAATGTTAATATGTTTAATAAAAAAGAATTATCACAGATGAGCACTCTAATTAGAGATGCATCAGCAAATAGAGTTGCCATGTTTTCTGATGTAAACTCAGCGAAACATGCCGATGATGCTATTAGAAAGTTCCATGAAGAAATTCTTGGTGGCGAATTAAATTGGCAGTCCTGGAGATTTCATAAGAATGAAATTTTTACTGTTTGGGAGAATGTTTTAAAACCAGAACTTCCTGAAGCCTGGAAAACATCACCTTTTTATAAAAGAGTGTGCGAAGTTAAGAATGGCCTTTTAGGAGATAAAAATTCATTTGCAGTACGCGATAAAAGTTATCTTGCTGCAGCAAAATTTTCTGGTGGAACATGGGATGTTGAATATCAGAAAATTGGACGTGCTAAAAATATCGCAATTGAAACAGAGTGGTCATTTGTTGGATGTTATGAAGAATTAGATAGATTCCTGAAAGGTTATACTACAATTGTTGAAATGTTAAACGAAGTAAGAGAAGGATTTGCAATTGATATGGATAACCGCATTGCTACTGTATTTAATGGTATGGGTGCATTTCTTCCTTCAAAATTTGTAGAACAGGGAACATATGACAAAGACACTCTTGTAGATCTTATTAGACGTGTACGTACAGCAAATAGAAAAAATGTTATTGTTGCTGGTTCTCAAAGAGCAATTAGTAAAATCGCTGATGGAACAAATGCAAATTGGATTTCTAATGCTGCAAAAGAAGAACTTGCTACCAATGGGGTTGTTGTAAAAAATACTGGAATCGGATGTGATGCAATTGTTATTCCGGATTCTTTCGTACCATTTACATATGATTTTGCTGGTACTGATGATACTCTTTATGTATTACCAGATGAGCAGATTATCAAAATCTTTTATGAAGGTGATTTACGTGCAAAAGAAGCTCATGAACAAGATGAGCATGATCAAACGATCCGGATTCAATTTCAGCATAATGTAGGTGTTGAAGTTGTTACTTCTGATCTATTTGCAAAATATACTATTGCCTAGTATTAAAATGGGGTTAAAGCACATTATAGGTGTATTAGCCCCTTTAATTATATTCTATTCAAAGGAGAATAAATAATGAATTATCATGAACTTTCTTTAGATGAATTAAAGAAAATTGCAAAAGAAAAAGGAATATCTATTGGGAATAGTAAGCAAGAAAAAATCATTGATAAATTAAAGCAGTATGATTTAGAAAATAATACAGAATCATTAATAAACGGCGTCGATATTAAAGAAGATATTTCTGTAACTGACAATCAGTCAGAGATGGTTTACAATCTTGAAACAGATGAAAAGGATAAGAAAGAAAATGTAATTGGAACTATTAATAGTATTGTTTCCGATTTAGATGATTTCGAAGAATCGGATGAAAAGGATAGCTCAATTGATGATATTGGAATGGATGAAGAGGTTCCTTGTATGAGTATTACTTTTGGAGGATTAGTATACACCTCTCCAATTACAGGTGCCACTTACAAATGGCATAAGATTGGTGATGTAGAATATTTAACAATAAAAGAACTTATTTCTATGAACAATTCAAAACCAGTATTTTTGAATAGACCTTGGATTATATTACAAGATCTTCGGGCAGTGAATAAGTTTAGATTAATGTCTAAATATGAGGAAGTTGCAAAAGTAAATCAACTAAAAAAACTATTTTCAAGTGGAAATACCGATTTAATTAAGTCTACAATTGATAGTGCCTTAAAATCTGGTATGCGAGATGTTGTAATTTCTAAAGTAAGAACCATGTATAATAATGGTGTTTTAAATAATACACATATTATAAAATTACTTGAAGAGAAATTACGATTTGAAATTGTTGTAGATTAATAATAAGGCAGGTGATTTATATGTACAATACAACCTATAAGGAACTTGCTGACTCTGTTTTTTCTAAAATCAAAGATTTGGATTTAGCCCAGCTTCAAGAAGATATTGCCTATCAAATTGTTATTGGATATATAAAACCTGCATGTGTAAAATTTCAGTCGTGCAATGGGCAAGATTTGTCTAATAGAGATGAAGAATTACAGGAATTTAATTTTAAGCTTAATGATGAAAATTTTGAAATCATTTCAGAATATATGGTTGTTCAGTGGTTGGATAATCAAATATTAACTACTAATAATCTTAAAGCCAGATTAACATCTTCTGATTTTAAAAGTCTTGGTCTTCCGCAGCAATTATCGAAATTAGAAGAATTGCGTGAAAGGTATAAAAGTGAAAATGACCAATTAGCAATTAATAAGTCTTATAAACATTCAAAACTATTTGATATCGTCAAAAAGAGAAAGAGGGTGTAATATGAGTTTTCAGCTTATGAAAGCACGTATAAAACAAAGTGGAGACTCTCTTTACAATGAGCAAATAAAAGATGCTCAAGATATTTTAAAATATGATTTTTGCAATGATGTGTCTTATAATCCAAATATCTATATTTATAAAACCTCAAAAAATATTCCATTAAAGATGTATGATCAAAAATATAGTGCTTCCTATGGTTCCATATGTAAGTTTCTATCTCCACATGATTTTCCAATTAATTTAGGCGAGATATTATATAATGAATCAAAAAAAGAATATTGGCTTTGTATAGAATCATATGATGTCTCAAATATACACAATGAAGGGAAATTAGGAAAATGCTCACGTTTTATTAAATGGCAAGATAAATATGGTGCTATTCACGAGATTCCTGTTATTTGTAGGAATGCAACACAATATAATAATGGAGAATATCGTGATGAAAAAATATATCTTGGTTCAGATCAGATAATGATGTATACACAATTAAATGAGCTAACTAAGAAATTAGATCACGGTATAAGATTTTTTGTAGATGAAAACAAGGAAGAACCTTCTGTTTACGAATTAACCAAGCCTGATACAGTGGATTATTCTTATATGGGAACAGGAATGATTTCTTTGATGTTAACGGAATGTCCTTATACACCGACTGATGATGAATTAATATTGGGTGTTTGTAATTATAAAGCTATCAAAACTTCATTTCCATCTTCTGATGGAATTTCAATCTCATCTATTTCTGGAACTCCAAAATTAAAAGTAGGAATTCCAAAAACTTATTCTGTTGATTTTTTTGATAAAGATAAAAATAAGATAGATTGGAAAGATATTTATTTTAAATGGAATATCATTTCTGATTTTGACGTAGTTAAAAATATTTACGAAGATAAAATAGAAATAATTGTTGATAATGAGGACTATATTGATAGTTCTTTTTTATTACAAATAATTATAAATGACAATGTTGATTCGGAAATGAAAATATCTGTAATTGATATTGTATAGTGGTGGTTAAATGTCTAATTTATATAATATAGCAAGTTATAAAAATAAAATCATTAATCTTCTTTTAAAAAACGAGGCATTTGTTAAACTTATAAATCCAGAACCAAGTGAATGTAAAGACTTGGATATTTATGACGTTTTACTTGGTGGAGAATGGATTATTAATGGAGTGCGACATGAAGAACAGGGGCATATTTTTGATCATAATTTTGTAGATGATACAACTACAGATGAGAAGACTTTTGTTTTTGTTGAAACAGGTGTTGAATATATCAGGAATAATGTATTTGCTGATTTTAGTTTGTTTATATGTATTTTTACAGCAAAAAAATTAGTTAGGCTTACAGATGTATCGATACCGACTGCTGCAGAGGTGAAAGAAATGGGATACTTTGCAGGTATAAATGGAAATAGAATTGATGTGTTATGCGATATTGTGGATAGGACTATCAATGGGAGCATAAAAATTCCTGGCATCGGTTTTGTAAAGCCGGATGCAAGAGCATATGTTACACAGTATTGTCCAAATAATAAATATTATGGAAAATGTTTAAAATATAGCATTACAAATTATATCGATAATGATGGTGGTGATATTTGTGAAAATCAGTAAACAATTATTGCTTCCACTTATGATGTATAACAACCCTATAAGATATGATGAAAATATTGTTTTATATCCAATTTTAATGAAAGACATTATAATATTTCAATCATTAGAGCAATCTATTACGTTAAGAAAAAATAGTACTTTTAGAGAAAAAAAGATAATAAAAATGACATATCTTGATTTCTTATTATTTTCAGCAGGGAATATGGAATTAGAAATACAATATAATATTTTGGGATTGTCAAAATATTATTATTATGCAATTCAATTGTTACAATTATGTTGTAAAGATTCAGATATAAGAGTTGTCAAAGATACAGGTCAAATTAAAATTAATGATGAAATTATTACGCCTGAAATTTTTGATGATTTAAGGCGTATTATAATTATACAAAATGATATTGACTTTGATATTGATGAATTTATAAATTATGATACCGAACAGAGATTGTTAAAAGCACGAAAAGATATAAATAAAAATGAAGATTCTGTAAATATAGAGGATTACATTGATTCTTTGGTTATTGCTATGCATGTTACAGAAAAATATGTAATGAATATGACAATTCGAAAGTTTTGGAGATATATAAAAAGATATAATTTACATGAAACTTATACTATTGCGAAGACAGGAGAATGTAGTGGCTTTGTAAAATTTAATGAACCAATAAAACATTGGATGCGTTCTATTGATGATGACGATGATAAGTATAAGAATTTAAAAACAGATGAAAGTGAATTAAAGAGTAAAGTTATTTAATGACTTTACTCTTTTTTTATTTATAAAATAAGAAAGGACGAATCATAATGGCGAAAAATAAAGATTTTTTAGTAAGTACTGCTGATGCCGCATTACGCTATAATGGTGTTTTAGTATGTACAGCAAAAGCTAATTTGAATGCTTCTATTGAAGTTTCTATGCAAGAACAAAATGTAAATGCGGGTAAGGGAAACAAGCTGATATATTCCTATAAGTATGGAAGAGAAATATCTGTAACATTAGAAGCCGCAGACTGGAAATTAGAATTTATTGCATGTCAAACAGGATCTAAGATTGCAGAAGGTCTGTCTGATGTGTATAAAATTGGTGAATGTGTACAGATTACAAATGGTATTGGCGTATTGCCAACTATGCCAATTGGTGATGTCGCGATAGAATTAAGTAATGGTAATATTATAACAGTAACTCCTACAGATACTACAATTGATCTGAAGAAATATGGTGTTGAAAATGAAGCTGTTAATGTTACTTATAAGTATTCAAGACTTGCAAAGTCAATTACTATTGATGCGGAAACAAGTCCATTTGTATACGAACTAATATTGGATGCAGATAAGCATAACAATAAGACTGGTAAAGTTGGAACTATTCAGATAATTATTCCTTCTTATCAGCCAAGCGGAAACTTTACTATGAATCTCACTCCAGATGCGGCAGCAAGTACGAATATTGATGGTAAGGCACTTGCTGTTGAAGGTGATACTTGTGCAGATGGAGCTGGTGTATATGCTTATATTAAGGAATTTAATGATGAGTCAACCACTATTTCTGTGACAGAAATTGCTGCCACTCCTGCTGCTATTAATTTAACTGCAGTAGGTGATACACAAGAAATTTCTGTTGTTGGATTAAAGGGAGTTATGTATAGTCCAATTGAACTTGAAAATTCTGACTGTACTTTTACAAGTGATGCGCCTGAAACTGCGACTGTTGATGAAACAGGTGTTGTTACCGCAGTAGCAGCAGGATCAGCAAAAATTTCTATTGCATATAATGGGATTGAAGATGAAATTGATGTAAATGTAGAAATAGAATAATTTTTATTGAGGCAGGTAGAACATAACTATCTGCCTTTTATTTGGAGGTTTGTATGGAAGATAATAAGGAATATATGGAAGAGACTATAAAAGAAATTCTTCCACAAAAGCCAAAAAAGAATAATATTTTTAAAACCAAAAAGTGTAAAGTTCTGAAATTAAATAATAACACTCAAAATCTTGACATTGATTTCGATGGATATGGTATCAGGATTCATAATGCAAAAAACATTTCTGGAGATACAGTAGAGCTTAAGTATAAAGGAACAATTGGAAAACCAAATTTTATATATAAATTGTAGGTGATATTGTGTGCAAAAATGCATATGAAAAATTATCTGAACACACAAAAAAAATAATGGTTTTTTGTAAATCAAAAAGATTAGATTCTTCTTTAGAGCAATTATGTATCTGTCAACGTTTTTGTTCAAAAAAAGATAAATATATTGAATTTAATTCAAAGATAAATTGTAAATATTATATCGAATAACTGAAATAAATAAGGATTGATTATAAATACAATTGTATTTAGTAGAATGAACTCCCTTATTTTATTATAATTTTTTATTGTAATGTATATTCAAATAAAGGAGGATTTACATATGAACAAGATTAATTTAAAAGGTATTACTTCTGAAGCTGTTTCAGGTATTTTTATACTCTTTGTTGCTTTGATTAATGCCATGCTTCAAATGCTTGGAATTAATATACTACCTATCGAAGATGCAGAGATTTCTGCTATTGTGTCTACATTATTTCTTGTTTTAACTGCATTATGGAATACTTGGAAAAATCGGAACTTAAGTTCTGCAAGCCAGATTGCTCAAAATATTACCGATGCAATTAAAAATGGTGAGATTTTGGAAAAAGATGTTAAAGATTTATTAAATAAAATCAAGAGGTAACGAGAAGGAAATATGGAAGCAATCATTGAATTGACTAAAATTGATTATCCTTCGGTTTTCGTTGCAGTATTTACAATTTTAGTTGGACTAAAAGTCATAGTTTCCATTTTTGAATGGGTAATCGATAAATTTGGGATTGAGACAAAATGGATGCGAAAGAAAAAAGAGGAACATGATTTATTGATTAAAACCGCTCATAATCTTACAGATTTGCAAAACAAACATTCTGAGGATGTAAAACAATCTATTATTCATGATGAAAGAATTCGTGTAGAATTTTCAGAGTTTATGAATGAAATCAAAAGTACTGTAACAAAAACTCAAGAGGAAATAAAACAATATGCTGAAAATAGAGTTCATGATAGAAAACAATCAATCCAAATTCAAAAAGAATTAACAAACACTATTAAGGAAATTATCTCAAACAATAATGATAAAGATCAACAGATAAATAATTTAATGGCAGCTCAACGAGAAGTATTGGCAGATAAAATTAATCAAAAATACAAATATTATATTTCACTTAAAGGGATACCAGAGGATGAAGTTGATGAATTTACTAATATGCATAATGCATATAAAGCCATCGGAGGAAACCATAGTGGAGATGCGAAATATGAATATTGTATGAATCATTTGTCAGTTATTCCAGTAGAGTCTAAATTAATTTTTTGAAAGAACAATTTCATTTACATTGCACTCATTACTTATAAAACAATAATGAGTGCATATTTTTTACACTATATAAATCTAAATAGGAATATTTATATGAGCGACAATAGGTTGATATAGATATTCTTATTTTATTCGGTTGCCAGAAGTTATTGATCTGGCATTATGAGTAGTGAATAGTAGAAGTGATTAATCTATGAAACAGTATACCTCTGGCTGTGTTCACTACTCTTCCACTATCAGAGGTATTGATAGAGGTGAATAAAATAAATTCAGGAAAAAAATTTGAAAATACAATTAAATCCTCCATTCCAGATTATGAGCGGTCTCGGAAACTCTTTAAAGCCCATATTTCCGCTCTTTTTCTGTTTTTCTTTTTTATCTCTTCCTCCAAACCTCGGAGAAAATATTTTAATAAATTTCCAAAAAACTATTGACATATACTCCAAAATGTGCGGGCGCGTTTGGTGACCATATGCGGCAGTCACCAAACGCGC